ATAAGCTCCAAGAGAAGCATACTGTTTCTTTTTTAATGCTTTTTGCTCCTCTTGGAACTTTCTTTCTGATTCTTGGTAAAAGTTCTCTACTCCTGTATCAATAATATTATATGTACCATCTTCTAGGATTTCAAGAACTTGTTGAAGACCACAATCAATATCAATACAGAGTCCCTTATTTCGAGTCTCCTCTATATCAATACCCTTGCGCATTGGAGTATGACCACAGACTTGTTTAATACCAGACTGATCATTCCAGTACTCACCAGTATATGACTCTTGGTTCTGATCTCTCCAGAGAAGACCACCTACTCGATGACTGCCTCCTCTGCATCGACCAGCACCACAGAGCTCATTACTATAAGTTCTGTCCTTAATATCCTGTCTAATCATATCAAGCTTTTTTATAATAGACTCATTAGTCATCCCAGTTACAGGATTACCAAACCAGAAAGGATGGAATCCAGCATGAGAAAACCAAAAACCATTCTCAAAGTGAGCCATTTTAATCTTATCCCAATCCTCATTGGTCATAATCCTGTTAATGGCATCGTCCTTAGCAGGTGAATATCCAGAGCAATGATAAACCTGACCACTATTACGAGCATTTCTGTAATCGTAATTAATGTCATGGTTACCCATTAGCATAATAATGTTCGGATTAGCTAAGCATTGCTTAACCCATCTAGCAGTTTGATCTGCATCAATAGCTGTATCTCCAAAATTATCCCAATAATCACCGACCATAATAATCTTATGTGTATTAATATACTTGTCAATGATAGTTTGAGCGTACACAAAGCGGTTATGAACATCTCCAATAGCTATAATTTTCTGCGCCATATATAAATATATTAAAGCGGTGTAGTATGAAAGTCAAGCATGATTTATATAAATAAATATATGAAGAAATTAAATAGAAAACGCATTGTTCTTTCTCATGATAAAAAAATAGAAATGGTTGATAGATATATCAATGGCGAGAGTGCTGAAATTCTTGCAAAAATATATAATGTTAATCCAACTACTGTACGTATTAACGTGCGTAGAGCTGGTTTGAAGGTAAGAACATTAAGTGAGGCTGCACGTCAATATACATTTAATCATAATTTTTTTAATATAATTGATACAGAAGCCAAAGCCTATTTTTTAGGTTTACTATTGGCTGATGGATGTATACATAAAGAAGATATTATTATTGGATTACAAACACGCGATAGACATATACTCGAAACGTTTCTCAAACGTATTGATGGTAACAATCAAATAAAAGACCGTATTGTAAAGGGTGGTTTTTTATCAAAACAAGGTAGTCAGGTATCAACATTGTCTTTGTATTCAACTGATACAATGGTAATGAATTTAAAAGATCTTGGATTAGGTGAAAGAAAAACATATAATATTACATTACCGAAACTTGCCATTAATTTAGAAAAACACTTTTGGCGCGGCGTATTTGATGGAGACGGTACTATAGTTTGCAATAAAACAAAGAGACGAATTTACGTTGGTATTTGCGGGCATTTAAATACAGTAACGGCATTTACTGATTTTTTAAAACGAAACAATATAATACCTAATAAAATTAGACCTATATGCTCTATATACAATACAAATATAACTACAAATAAAGCTATTAAATTTCTTAAGTTAATTTATACAGATTCTGATCCCGAACTCTGCTTAAAGAGAAAATATGAAAAATATTTAAAATATACAGGCTTAGGACAGGTCAATGGAAAAAACAAAGAATAGCTCTAATCAAACCATACCACATCAATCCACCGAGAATAATTACAGTCAACCAAGTTGCTAGCGGTACAAAGTCTCTATTCATATTAATACATGTTTCTAAGTACCCACATTTGGGCACTACTTAAAGTTTTAGACCATGTTCCAAGAATCTTGGAAATATTCTGCCAAACTGTAGACCAGTATCTAAAAGTAATCTTATTAAGAATTTTCTTAGTCTTAGTCCAAGGATGATTTTCATGAGCCTTGAGTCGATCTTGCCAAGCTTTTTCATTAGCTGCATTTACTTCTGCTGTTGTTATAATCTCTGCCTTTACAAGCTCTAAAGACTTAAGCTTACCTTTTACAAATACAGCATCAAATTCAATGTCCCAGGTATTACCTTCGTCATCTTCACTATAATCGTAGAAGTTAATAGTATCTGTAATCTCTTCTTTTACAGAAGTACGACTTGACTCTACAAACTCATAAGGCCAGCAAAATTTACCTTGCTTCTTAATCTTCTTTTCCTCAGCTTCAGTCATTGTACGAACATGCTCTCCTTCTACTTTTTCAGTATAGAGGTAACCATTCTTCTTAATATAATAAGCAGACATTGTATTATCTAAAGACTTTGATTGAAAGTCTGCTTTTGTCCAATCCTTGTTAGGAAAGGCTTTTTTAATTTGTTTAGTTAGTGGGAGCTTACGCTCACAAAATACATAATCGAACATTCCCATAATTTCTATAATAGTATATGCTAGAAAGAGAGGTGCAACTAAAAAAATTATACGTTAAGATCTGTACCTGTTCTATCATCACCGACGCCATCCGATACCTGTGTCACATCTGAAGCTGTTCCTATTTGCCAGATCCTCATCTCAGCAGTAGTGAATTTAGGTTGATATTGATTTACCCAATCACCGGGTGCTATCCCTTCATAATCGTAAGGTAGACCACCGAGTCTTGTTTTTACACCTCCGCTATAAGCGTGCATTAAAGCAATGTTAGTTGTAGTATCGAGATTTAATCTTGCCGTGAGATAAGACGTACTGCTACCATCACGACTGTTCCAGGCTGATGTCGAATACGCAAGTGTACCACAGGTTACAACGGAAAAGTTTTGCGGATAGCTGCCTGCCAGACGTTGAAGTCCCCAAACAGGTGTACCGTTTGTGTAATCGTAACTATTGTTATCATATTGACCATCGACAAGATAGATACCTATAGCACCACCTTTATGATAGATATCTGTATACCAAGGAATACCAGTTCCGTTAAAATCTTTACCTGCAGCTTCAGCTTGTGCATAGGTTCCCACAAGACCGCCACCTATATAAATATCACTTGCACCGTCAGAATATACTAGATTGCACCCGTAGTAAGATGTTGCACCACCACTTCTATAAGCACCGTTTTTATAATATACCCGGTACCAGCCAGGTAGATATGTTAATTGACCGCCAAAATTTCCATATGGTTTACCAAATTTCCCTAAAGCTGACAATTTATTATACGCCCCCCCACCGGGGTTACCGTCCCAATTAGCGCAACTATAAAGAAGACTTGCGAACATATCACTTGTATAGGAAGAAAAAGGTATTGATTTAGTATTATTGTAGATACTTTGTTTATAGGTTATAACAACAGCACCATCACCACCGCTACTACCATTGGCTTGGAATAAACCACCATTACCACCAAAACCGTAATTAATTATACTATCAGGTACAGGCTCTGGAGCTGATCCACCGCCACCGGCAACAATATTCTGTAAATCAGATGAATAGAATCCACCACCAGCTGTAAGAGTGGGTATAGGATAAACACCTGGTGTAGATCCACGTGGGGCAGGATAACTTACACCACCTCCAGCTCCGCCATAATTACCTACAGCAATACCACCTGATAAACCTGCATTATAGGTAACAGAATTACCGGTACCAAATGTTGTACCACCTGAGTACCCACCTCGTCCTGCTCCGTTTTGCGTTGCATCCGTCCCCCCGTAGCCACCTAGTGCGTAGTAGCTATCAAAAAACGATGCCGTACCGTCTGTACCTGGACCACCACCGGTACCGACAGTAATACTATGAAGTTGACCTGGTACAACAGATACATTAGACACATACGTAACACCTCCACCGCCTCCGCCAGCTCCAGTGTATTTTTCTGTTGAATTGCCACCACCACCGCCTCCGCCAACAACGAGAACATTGATTGCAGAAACAGCAGCTGGTACTTGCCATGGTGTTGAGCCCTGTGGTGTTGTAAAAACTTCTGTAACATAACCTGGTGCCCCTTGAAACGCTAATAATGACGTGCAATGGGATTCAGCGTTTTGTAATGATGCTTCAGCCGTAATATGGTATATACCAGGCTGTAGTTGAATATATGAAAAACTCGCCGGTATTGCGCATAATGAAGCGAACGGCGTTGAAGAGAAATTGACTGTATTAAATTTTCTTAAAACGTTATTCGGCGTTGTTTGCCATGTTGACTGAAATGGGGCTACAGGATTATAACCATTTGTTACATATGCACTTGATAGTACAAGACTGCCTACAGTAGACGATGAACTATAGCTTTCAGTTACACGAAAGAAATTTGTACCATATGTATCTCCAATATTATCGACGTAGAATTTATTAGCCGCATCTGTTTGACTCACAGGGAGAAGTGGCAGATAAACATCTGGTTCGTGTAATTGTGTAGTCATAATAATTAACAGATTTTTTGTATGTTTATCCAAGCCGTATTAACTTGAGATAATGGATTTGTTGTATTAGAAACAAATTGTGTTGCTCCTATTGAAACACTATTTACGTTATTATCTTTATAATATGTAGATTGCGACTGTACTAATGCAATACCCGTAGTGGTAGAGAATTTAAATCTACCAGATACGCGTGAGGTAGATGAGTCGCCTGTCCAACAAAGATTTCCTGTAGCAAGTGTTTTGAAAGAAGAAGATGATACTACCGGGTAGGTTATTATAATTACACCTTGTCGACCGCTCCCGCCGTTAGTTGCATTTTTCAAACTACCACCACCGCCTCCGCCCGATCCGTACGTACTCGCGTTAGTAGCAGCTATTTTTGCTGTACCACCGGTACCGCCACCTTCATTAACTGCTGTACCGGTTGTAACGTTAGAACCCGCTCCGCCCGCAGAATAATAAACACCATTATAAAGATACCCGGCATAACCAGATAAACTAGCTCCTCCACCAGAACCACCGATAAACAGAGTGCCACTACCACCACGCGTATATGTTGAACTAGCACTTAATCCTTTCGAACCACCATAAGCGGTTGTATCACCGAATACACTTTTTTGACCCGGGCCACCAACAGTATAGGACACAGATGATGCATTTGATGGTATAGAATATATGACTCTTGAAATACCACCCCCGCCCCCACCGGCTCCTAATGAATTACCGCCGTTTCCTCCGCCGCCAACAATAAAGGCGCTGACTGCTGTAACGTCAGATGGTACGACCCAACTTGATTGATTTATAGATGTCAGAGTTTCTGTAATATAGCTATCTATTAATGTAGAGCTAATAAGTGAAAGTATATGTGTACTGCCATTGGCAGTAGAATTTATATCCTCAATAGAGGCCGCTGCCTCGATATCATACGTACCAGCAGGTAATACAATAAACGGAGCCTGTGTATAACCTGATACGTTTTTTAAAATTACCTGTGAAGGTGTCGGGTTATATTCCGTTGTATTTAACTGTCTCCAAAGAACAGCAGGGTGACCGCTAACAGGATTAGTTGTTATAAATGGTGTAATAGGTGAGGTAGAATTATATGATGTATTAGCGAGAGATAAATCAGTAGATGTTGAATACTGCTCGGTAAATCTATAAAAGAGTTGTCTATTTGAAGCAATTTTATCAGTATATGACTTATTAACAGCGTCGTAGTCATTGACAGGACTTGTAGATAGGTAAAAACTACCCGATACAGGCTGGGTACCTAACTGAGTATATTTGTTGGTTTGCGAAGTAAAATTCATATTATTAGGATATCTTTTCTATGTCCATCCACGCTGTAGTTACATAAGGTAAATACTCACTGATCCAAGATGGATATTGTAAGGTATTTGTCACTGGTGTTGCTTGTAAGGGTCGACCTAAACTTGCATAATTATATTCCGGTGCTTTTGCAGTACCGATATTAGCACTATGAGCAGTAAATGCGTGTAATAGTCCGATTGATGCATTTGTGGTATTATAACCAGTAGTTGTCCACCTTGTCGTTACTGTTGATGTATTTGAGTTACCAAGACTTGTATTATTACTATTACAGATAGTACCTGTGGCGATTATTTTTGGTGTAACGCCGTTAGTGACCTCAACTAATCCCACGCAATGAGTACTAGCTTGGAGTAATGTACCACCTGCAGTAATTTGATATGTCCCCGGGTCTAAGGAAACAGTAGCAAAATTACCTGATGTATTACCAGGATTGAGTGTCGCAAATCCCTCGTTACCGGTAATAGTAGAAATATACTCTACATTATTAAACTGACGAAAAAGACTTGTAACAGGAGCATTAATATCCGGTGCACCAAAAGGATTTTTTTGTGACCACCAGAAATTCGGTTGATAATTCTGTCCCTTGTTAATATATGTACTATCTAAAAGCCCTAAATAACCTGAGAGTTTGGAATTACCCGGGCTATCATAAGAACTAGTATATGTATATCCTGTAATATTTGTATTTGTACTGCCCGGTAATCCGTTTGAATAGTATATTGTAAATTGTGTCCCTGGTACACCAACAAACGGTAAGGCTACAGACTGAACTAGTGTAGTTGGTGTATTATATCCAAAAGAACTATATGAATATAAGACCGTGTTTTCTACCCATGATATTGAAGTTGCATCCTTTCCTTGCCCTGCACTGACACCAGATGCATTACCCGGTGCTGTATAGCTAATAGATTGAATTAACCCGCTTGAAGATTTAAAAACAACAGTAATTGTACCAACATTTGTATTCCTTCCGTCAAGAGTTATATTTACACGTCCATAATCACTTAAATTATATGTTGTATTAAACTGCAATTTTGCTGTACCACCAGATATTAAAGAAGGTGCGGGTAACGTTGTTTCCACAATACGGCAAAAATTACCCCTACTAAGCTTACTATCTGCATAATGCTTACTCACGATATCTGTCGAGACGACAGGATCTTTAGGCAGATAAATGCTTTGATTAATTGCTTGTGTAGGCATACACCATTATTTATAACTTAATAATGGCTAACAGAGCAATACTTACACCGGTTCCTGCACCTACTGTTACAGAGTTCTTTGTATTAGGAGCACCTACCGTGCCACCATCAGTGGCTGGATTAAAGCCACGTATGAAATTACCCTGAAGATTAGGTACCCTGAACTTACCACCATTAATATCTGTTGGATTACTGTAAGTGCCTCCAATAGCTTGATAGAGACTATAATATGTTGAACCAGGGTTACCTATTGAATAGGCATTACCGTCACATGCTACCCAACCATTTGGTACTGTTGAACCTGCATAGAATGTTACAGCTCCAGGGGGTGTTACTTGTTGTCCGCCAATATAATCAGCACTTAGTGTACCGGTATTAGAATTATAGGTAAGGTTGACCGTAGGTGAATCCTGTACAGCAAGATATGCGTTCGATGGAATTACAAGATTACCATAATAATCCGTAGTAATGTATGATACAACAACTACCTTTGCACCATCGTATGGTGCTACAGTGAATTGAATCTGTGCAGCCGCAGGAACAGTATAATCTACTGTTGGTTCTTGAAGAACGCCGTCAATATCCACTCTATAGGCAGCAGCGCTTAATGAGGTACCACCCTGTAGACCGAAGGTAGTTGTTCTACCGTCACCCTGTATTCTCGTATAGATAGGCTGAATACCAGCTCCACGACTGGAGAGAGTGATTACGTTATTTGATGCATTAATCGAAATACCGGTACCTGCACTTAATGTTCTAAATTCTAAGGCGTTTCTACCGTTTACAGATGTATAATTACCCGCGGGACTACCAAAAATAGCTGCTGTATTAATACCATCTCCAGGTCCTAATGTATACCCTTGACCAGCGTACTGATCCACGTAATATTTACTAGTGAGCTCAGATGATAGAACAGGGAATGCCGTTGTAACAAAGAATCTCGAAGCTGTAACGTTATTTGATGCGCTAATTGTTCCGCCGACAGTGAGAGTTGCGTTAGTAATACCATTAATAACATTTCTGCTACCCAGTGCCACATTACCATTGTTTTTAACAACGAGACCATCCGTATTACCGATAGTATCATTGACTTGCAAAAGAGTGTATAGTGTATTAGTGGAGCTACTTGTAATTTGAAGACCACCAGCGTTATTTGTTACAACAGATAACGGATTCGTAATAGTAGCATTACCTGAGAGCGGTACATAAGCACCGCCTCTGTTAGCAAGAATAGTATTATCAACATACGCTTTATTTGTAAGGTGCACGCTTGTTGTAGGTGTATAACTAGCTGAAATAGCATTAGTATTCATCTGAATACTACCAGTCATCGTACCACCGGTGAGAGGTAAATAAGGTCCGCCAGCAACAGCCTTATCGACATACGCTTTATTTGTAAGGTGTGCGCTTGTTGTAGGCGTATAGCTAGCTGAAATAGCATTAGTATTCATCTGAATACTACCAATCATCGTACCACCTAGAAGAGGTAAGAATATACCCTGACCACCCGGAACATTTCCAACAGCTATATCAACATAATTTTTATTAGCTAACTCAACTCCTGTATTTGGTACATTGGTAGCAGATATAGCATTAGTATTCATTTGAATACCACCAGTCATTATACCACCCGAAAGATGTAAAAAGGTAGCACCAATAGTATTGTTTAAGTTGGTTATCTGACCATCAATATAATTCTTATTAGCTAATTCAACTCCTGTATTTGGTACATTGGTAGCAGATATAGCATTAGTATTCATTTGAATACCACCAGTCATTATACCACCGGATAAAGGCAAGAATATACCGAAACCACCTGTACCAAAAGCTGTAGCTATGGCCTGATCAACATATAACTTGTTAGTAGCATCAGTAGTAATTGTAGGTAAATTTGGTAATGTGACGTTTTTTTGAGCACTAATACCACCAGCGACAGTTAATTTAGCTCCGGGTACATCAGTACCAACGCCAAAATTACCTGTTACCGTGTTTAGATAAAAATATTGTGGGTTGAAGTCAAGAGTACCGGTACGAGATGCATCAAATGTGTTATTATATGTAAACGCCGGGCCATATGTTGGGTGTACAGCTTGCCATTGATTATTGCTAAACATGTAAAGAACATTATCAGGAATATTATTGTTATCAAAGCTTTGAAAAATAAAGTCACCTGGCTGAGCTACACCGATGAAGTTATTAATATTTTGCTGTACACCGAAATTTAAATTACCAACAAGGTTACCGCCTTGTGTAACACCATCACCGACGAATACACGCTTACCATCAACAGTATAACCGAGCTCACCTGATGTAAGAACTACATTCTTTCGATCAGATTCTTGACCTCTTCTAAGTAGAAGTTTAACAACGGTATCCGATGTAATTTGCTGTAATAGATTTCCCATTATGAGTATTTAATGTTGAAGTTATAAAATCAATTAAGTCAAATACACTATTTGGGGAACTGCGTAGTAGTTTTTAACATCAGGGGCTAAAGCAGACAGCAGATTAGTCTGGATATTGAAGATTATTTCAAACGGTCTATTAATAATATTATTCTGAAATATTTCATTAGCTCCAATAAAGTTTGTAATATCCTGTTGAAAGTAAATATTTTGAAGTTCATTTGGAAGAAGATATCGACTACCAGCTAACAATACATCTCCTAAATTAGACTGTTGATAGAGGAACTTACTTGAAATATTATCACGCAATCTCATATGGTTGATTAAGAGCTTGGAGATTGATTTATTGATAACCCAATTTTGAAGATATTCATCAGGTGATATTGTAATGGCACTCAATGGATATACATCAAAAACGTCATTTGTTAGAATCGTTGTTACATTAAGATTATCTTCAAATAGATTAATCTTACCTGCGTTATTATAATTACTTAGAGTGAAATTATAATCGTAATTTACACCGTTATTAGTTGTAGAGAGTGTACTGAATGCTGTAATTTGTTCACCACTTACAATATTAAAGTTAGATAATAGATATCTACCTACAGTATCATCAGGGTAGTCAACTAATTTTTTGTAAACGTTCTTATTTGTTATAAGATAGAAGACATTCGCATCAGATGTTGAAAATACAATACGCGTTAATGTTTCGCCTTTACCTCCTAGTCCGGAAAGCGGAGTAAAGTCGAGGATTTGCTTTGAAGTAAAGTCAGTATTATACTTGTACGCTGTCCAATTATTGTTCAAGACATAGATATTATCGTTGTAGTCGTAATTTATTTGAATAGGACCGGCAGAAAGAAAATCCTTAAAGAGTCTGTAAGTAAGTAACCAGTTTAAATTTTTATCAAACTTTTTAATACAACTATTCCCAGCATCTAAAACATAGAGCTGGGAGTTATAATACATAATACTATTTGGTGCGTTAAATTTCGTATCATCAGTAAACGAGCCTAACCCTCCTACACTATTTTGATAGACGAGTATGTTTTGTAATACATTATTATCAGTTAAAAACCCTGATGCATCAAATAACGTTACTATATTAGCACTTAAATCTAATACATACATCTGATTATTATCACCAAAGGTAATATCCTGTATTTGCTGCCAGTTAATATTGGATCCTGAGTAAATCTGATTTGTACTTAAAGCCAAAGAAAAAGTATTAGGGGTATTAATAGATGATTGATTACAATTAAAGATTAATAATGACTTTCCTGTTGATGTAAAGATAACGTATTGATTTAAAATGTTATTATATTGTACAGACAACACATTACTTGTATCAATATTATAACCAATAGATGATAACGGAGTGAATTGATTTGAACTTAACCCTTGATACCATATACAGGACAAACTATTACCCGATACACCGGCTGTTGTAAGTAAATTTAAAGGAATAATGTTTGAAGCAACGTGTGATGATTTATACAAATAGAGATAGTTAGAATATAACCTACTAATAATATTATTGATATTATAATTTGTAACCGTCTCGTTAGGCTGAATTTTTATTGTATCAAAACTCGAATAAGGTAAAGAAAGTGTAGATCCAAGATAACGATCGTAGATTATTCCTTGTTGAGTTATGATATCGTTAATATTCATTAGTTTAATTTATCCACTTTACCGTATTTAATTTGGTAAATGCTGGTGCCGAGTTGGCTAATACCCGGGCAATAGTTTTTTCAAGTGACTGTTGAAGACCAGGGTCAGTAATACCTGTATTACGGATAACGGTATTATAAAGTGTTGATTTTGTACCAGGTAGCGATGCTTTAAAGTAGCGTTCGATTTCTTCAAGATAATTCCTCCTACCGCACGAAACATCAAAGTGTATATCTTGAATATCTCTGCTTTGACGTGCATGCATGATGATATCATAGTCGTTAAGTGGTGTATCGTAGAGGTAGAAATTTCTAATTTTTATATTTTCTGTTAAATAAGAATTCTTTTTAAGGTATTTGTATAGAGGTGTTGAATTATTAAAGCATGCAGATCCAATTAGGAACGGTCTATAGATTAAATTACTGAATTTATATTTACGCGGGGTAAATTGTACGCTACCAGCAACTTGCGCATCAATGAAGAGGGTCATATACCCGTGATATGCGTCAAATCTAATAGCAAAATGATGATAACCAGGATCTAAAGCTGATAGATTGTATATAATCTCACTTGTGGACACATCTGCACTATTATAAATATTCGTTGTTATAGCTTTGATATTTAAATTTGAAGCAGGATACGTGCCCTGTACAAATTCTCTCAAATAATTGGTATTTGTAAGTGAAAGTACACCGGTAGCAGAATAATATATTGTACTTGATAGAGGATTACCGTTTGTATCTACATATACAAATTGATATGCTTGAGTGGATATACTCGGTGTGGTACTCGTCTGGGGAGGTGTTTTATACCCGGTACGAGCAAAAAGTGTATTGGTGTAATACGCGCCATTATTGAATTCCGATATAAAACTTACCTTATAGTTACTAAAAGTATCTTGCGTTGTATTGTATGTTATATTACCTATAGCTCCGTTTACAAGAGGACTTGAAAATACTATACGATTACCACTAAGACTATAATCAAACGATTGTCTTAGAGTGGAATTATTAATGTTTATGACAATATTATTAGGAGTCGCAGTTGTAGATAGATTGACAACAGTTGTTGCACCGTTACCGGTTAGGTTAATTGTTGTTGTTAATTGAGTATTCGAGGTAAGGGTACCAGATAACAGATAGACATTATTTTGTGTATATTTGTAATAACTATTATTACTATTAATAATCCAAATATTACCGTCATAATCGATATTAAAATCAACAAACGTATTTGTCCCGCTTATTTTAAATGCCGTTGTCGTTGTTGTATTTGAGGTGCCGAGTTTACCCCATTTAATAATAGATGTATTATTGTCTGTAAGATAATAGAGGGTATCGTTGACTCGTCTTGATATAGTGCCGTTTGTAAAATAGAATCCACTATTATAATAGTTTATTGTTGTTGCATTATTACCTGCTGTATTTGGCGCATAATAGAAATTCTGTGCATTTGTAATTCTAGTTATGATATTACTAACTAAATCCAGAGAAAGAAGTGTAAACTGTGATGCCCCTGAACATATAATATAAGCTGTACTATCTGTATTTGTATACGAAGTATATGTAGAGAGATATGGTGAATATGTCTGTCTTAATAGTTTATCATCGCAAGAATATTGTCTTACGTTATTATCGCTAAAAATAGCTGAGTAGTTACTACCAAATCGACCTCTAATATAAGCTAACGGTTGGTAGGTGGATGGGTATATCACAGATTTAAGTGTTGTAAAATCCGTATTTAAAATAGTAAGACCTGCCGACGTACCGGATATTGATCGTACAAATATGGTCGGTGTATTAATATTTTCATTAAAGATACCGAATCCGTCGTTTAATAGATTACCGATAACTTGACTACCAAACGGTTTTGACCAATCACTATTATGTAAATCAAAACACATTGTAAATTGATTTGTGTCCTGGATACTAGACAATGAATTCGTTATAGCGTATTTTGTACCATCACTAAAATCGTATTCATTAGTTAGCGGCTGTTGCAGACTTGAGTTTGAAAGACTTGAATAATAATTTGGAAAATCTTGCTCTATGAGATATGGGGTAAAGATATCAATATACTTTTGAACGTCACTCGGACCGTAGTGATGATAAGCATAATAACACCCCGGTTCAAAAGTAAGATCAGAGGGAACGTCAAACACTTCATCAGTACTTGGCGGTGTACCAGCAGCTTGAACAAACCCATCGAAAACAGTGCTATATGTATTTGCGTGTAAGGAACGGGTTGTAAGGGCAGTTATGAATGTCACTTTTGACGGGTTATAGTACCTATCAACCCAAATAGGAGCTACGGTAATATCAGAACTACCAGAAAGCCAGCTACATAGGAACGAACCATTTAATTCATTATCTGTGGCACTGCCAAATGGTGAAGTATATTTAGCATCAGCGAGTTTTTTAAAGATTTTATCCGATTTTACCGGGTGATCACCTGCTATAGCTCCAGCTTGTATCAAGCCAGAGTCATTAATATTAATTTCTTTAAATGGGTAGATAATTTGTGGAACGTGAAAATATGTTACAGCATCTTTAGGTAAGACTATATCCGTTGTATATGCTTCATACCCCATTGTAATATTATCGTTACCGAGAGCTTGATTGGACCCAGTAAAGAGTCTTTTATAATCTCTAAACTCTACTTCATTTTCCGATAAAAACTGTGACTTATTTGCTTGAAACGGATTATTTCTTGATTGATAATTTTCAGGTGTGTTTGTATTTTTTAAGGATAACGCGTTTACGTCAAGAGCAGTACCAGTTAAAGAAAGGTATTGACTATTAATTAGTAGATTAGAATTAATATTTGAAACCGTTCTACTAAGGTTAATGTCTTGTGTATTAGTTGCAGTATTCTTATTATAGCTTACCCAGGGATCGTAGAGAAGAGTATCGTTTGGCTCTTGCGGTCTTAAGGCACATGACCAAATAGAGCTAGGTAGATAAGGATAAGGACCAGTACTTATTTGTATCGCTGCAAGACCGGAACTAGTATTAGCAATAGTATATGAGATATCCTGTAATCTCTTTGAAAAAACAATGCAGTTGTTAATACGGTCGTAGGTATAATTGAATAATTGTGGACTACGGTCACCAAGATAATCGGTACCTGTATCGAACGCAAAATACAACGATGCATCTGAACCAATTGTTAGATACCGGGTAACATATGCATTAACATGCTCAACCTTACACAGTACATCACTATAGAATTTAATAGTGAACATATATGTGTTATCAATATTACTAAGTACGTTACTTGAGAGTGAAATATTAGCGACAGACACTGCATTTGCAGGTTCCTGTACGTTCATAAATAAGGATGTAGACGGATTAATGCCGTTTAAGCTGTAAAGAGCAAGGTATGTGGTGAACCCATCATCGGTTATTGGCTGTAAATTATTGATAGATACAACACTGGATAGGGGCTGTAGTGAGGTTAAGAAAAGATTAGAATAATTATTAGTTGAGCTATCGTTAGGCAGCATTAGAGCTTGTGAGACAGGAAAAGCTGTACCTTGTTCAGTGTAATAAATTTGCTGATTAAAAGATAGAGAAGAATCAGGACTATAATTCGACGATAGGCCGATAAAATTAGCTGAATTAAGAGAAATAACCTCCATGTCTTTATTTATTAACGCTTCTAAGCGTACACTAGTTTGTTTGGAGTGTTAAGCTCCATTTATTGATAAGATACTGTTCTACAGCTTGTACCTGTGTCGGGGTAAGCGGGGTGTTATATAATATAACTTCTGAAATGTACGTACCCGCTAGTGAATTACCATTACTATCTGAACCAATATAGGCAGTTGATGTATTATTCGGAAAATATACATAGTTTTGATTAGCACGTTGAATGATTAATGAATCTGCTGTAATATACGCATTTGCGTTATTTAATGTTGTTGAAAATAGACTATAACCGGAGAGGTTGTAAGAAATATTACTAATTACTGTACTTGGTGTTGAACTACCTTGTTTTACTACAAGCGCATACGGAGCAACACCACTAATAGATACATTAATATTAGAAGTATTAGTATTAATATCGTTTGAGAATAGAGTACCACCTGGTGTTCTCATTCTTGCAATTACAAATAAAGAATACCCCTGACCGAGTGATGAGCTTGAAAGAGAAGGTATACTAAAATATGAACCCCCTGCAAGTTCTATACTTCTTAACCCTAGACTCTGTCTTGGGTATTTGTAAGTTGGATTGTTATATGCAATGAAGTTATTACCGTTTCCGCTCTTATCATTCCATGCTACTACATAACTTATGTTTTTAATATTTTGTCTAAACACTGTTAGCGCGTCAGATGCATCTAACCATAGAGCTAAACCACTAAGTGAAGTAGGATAGAATGGAACAGCAGGAGTATAGACGGGAATAGATGTGCTAAGAACCCTACTTACAGTCAAATAATTTGGATTCTCAATCTCAAAGATATTTTGCGTTTCCGTAGAGGATAATTGTTGGGTACTGTTAATAAGATGAATATCTGTAAAGTCGTATATAGAGGTAGGAACAGAAGATAACGTTATGTTAAAGATGTATCTAGAGAGATTACTATAAATTGCCGTAACCGATGGGTAGTAAAGGGTTAATCCAATATTGCTTAACGGGTAATAGTTATTACTAACAATTACAGAGTTTGGATCCGGGACAGCGCTGAGTGCTTGACCTTGCGTATATGTGGGGTTTAGATTACGTGTTATCGATACCTCTGGGCTACCGTCACCAAAATTATAATTAATTTCAGATATTGCGTAAGTACTTATATCGAGTGTAGTAGGTGAAAAATTAACTGTATACGGACCCTTAAGCGGACCTACACTATAGTTTATATAAATGTCTTGAACTTGGTATCCCCAAGGTGTAAAGATATCTCCATTTGCTGTAACCGTTGGTACACCAGACGTATAAAAATAATCTGTACCCCAAGCAGAATTTGGGTACACGAAATTTGATCCCGATGTAGGATCTAAAAATAGATAGTGATCTAGAACAACAGGAGATGCAAAGGGTTGAGATGAAGATAAAGTTACTGTATAGGACTTCACAGTAATTATTTAATGGAAAGTTTTTTAACTACAAGATACCTTTATTGTATAAATGTCCAGGTATTTGTTTCATCATTCCATTCATATTGATGTCCATCATTAGGATGCGGATATAATGGAGTTACGTTCTTTTTCCATGTATATGTCTCTGTATCTAAAATATACTTAGAACCGGGAGATGGCGGGTAAAAGACATCTAAATCTTTATCATAGATATAACCAATACCGGCAAAATTACCTCTCAATGCAATACCACCGTCAGCTGATAATAGGTGAACATTACCTAATGTATTATAAGATGTTTGTATCCAATTTTCTGGATCAGACATTAATAGATCAATTTGATCCTGTTCGGCAACTATCACCTGCTGAACGACACCGTCTATAACCTGGGCAAAATGACTCATATATTATATAATTATCTCTATGTTGTATAGGATCCAAGAGATCTAAACAATAACATCGTATATACACCATCACTGCTTTGTGATATAGTTGGTGTCCCCGTATATACACCAGAATACTGTACCGTAGGTACAATAATACAAGCAAATCCCGAACCACCGTTACCACCTGTAGTGTATCCAGTATAACCAGCACCACCACCGCCTCCTCCTGATGTATTTTGAATACCGTTACCGGCGCCATACGGTGTAATAACAGCGGTACTACCAAAGAGAGGAATACTTATATTAACACCACCACCGCCACCACCACCGCCCTGACTACTTCCGCCGTCAGCGGCAAGATTGCCATTGTACGATCCACCACCGCCGCCGCCACCACCGAGACCGTCGAAATTAAACTCATTATAGAGATCCTGTAAAAACGGATATGCATTGCCACCTGCCCCGCCCCTAGAAGTAGTACCACTGCCTCCTGGTCCGTACCAACCACCGCCTCCGCCACCGGATTGAGGATTACCGAAGGCACCTTGACCACCGTTACCACCTACTTGATATTCGTAATTGAGATACGGTATAGCACTTCCTCCTTGATATACGTAAAAATTCTGCCCAATCGTATAGAGACCAGGCCCAGCGCCGCCTCCTGATGAACCCGCAAGACCGGAAATTGTTGGACCCTGTGTACTTCCGCCTCCGCCGCCACCAAAAGCTGATAGATCAAAAACACGTGTCGTACCACCGGTAGAACCAGTTCCGGTACCACTGGCTCCACCTGCACCGACAGCTATTGGAATCACTTGACCTGGTTTAAGACCGCTGTAAATCTTTCGTATAAATCCGCCAGCTCCTCCACCACCACCGACACCTGCTCCGCCACCTCCCCCTCCTCCAGCAGCAATGGCTTGCAGTGTAATAAGAGTATTTGATGGTATTCTCGAAGAATTGTTACTAATAATTTTTGTACTCGAGGTGCCGTATGTGCTAGTTTTTTTATTTGTTAAAAATCTAGTCTTTGATGTGTTTAATTGTTTATTAACACTAAATGACACGTTACTAATATCTTTTGTATCCCAGTATCCGCTTCCTGACCATCCACCAACCATAAGACGAGGAGAAAAAGCACTTATAGCGCTATTTGTTACGACATTATAAGCTGTATACACAGTAGGGGTAACCTTATTCCAGTAATTATTTGTTATACTATTTGTATTAGCTTGGGTCCCATATACATATCGAATGACTGATATATATGTTGTTAATGTAGTTCCACTTATTACAAAATTAGCTAAAAATCTATGAGATGAACCATCGAGTATACTAAAGGGAAAAAGAGATGAAGGAACAGCAGTAGCGAGTAATGTAACAACATTATTATTTTTATCCTTATAATAAACAAATATACCCGGTGCATAATAAGTTTGAAGAGCTACTGTTATAGAGGCCGGTACACATGATGCTGTACTATACCCATGCGAATAATTGCCACCTGTAGCATCAAACCAATTATAAGTTGTATTATTCATTGGACCGGAATTACCGTGATAGGAAGTATCGAGTAAATACAATCCTAGCATGTCCGCATCACCAGCATTTTGATAAAATCTAAAATCTGTAGCTAAACTCATTGTATAACTATCAGAACTAGGTTGCACCACAGGTAAATCGAACCCAACCAAATCACTCCCAGCACCGTACGGTGAAGATCCATTACCAGATGGATCATTATTTAAACGAAGATAGGGATACGGCATACCGTCATCACCACCAGGTACAAAATAAGAAGGTATAAACCCTTTATTAGCGCTTCCAAAAGCAAAGGACGTAAATCCCGGTTGAATATAAGTAGGAGGTGAACCAGAGGGTTGATAAAAATGAAACGGATCCCCTTGAGTTAAATCATATGTTATCCCATCTAGAGTCGGTGCTACAGATAGGAAATTTAATATTTTACCAGGCATAGTATAATATAACTTATGCTACTCTTGTTATTTTTCTATAGCTACCATTCTGCGGTGTCAAAGTACCAGCACTTTGGAGTAGGTATATACCAACATTGTTCGTAGCACCAGTTAGATTTTGTAATAACGCTTTAATTCTCACACCATAAAAAGAACCATTCGCTAGTGTTGCCGATACACCTAGAGGCGCATTATTACTACCGTTACTGTTTTGTGACACATACGATTCACCTACCGTAGTTGTAAGAAGCGAACCTGTCGGTGTTATAGTTGTATTGATATGTAGTTCGGTAGTAGCTGCAAAACTAGATGTTCCATTAAATACAGCAGATAAAGTACCAGCTGTCGTTTTTAAAAACACTAAGAATGCTTCAATCTCATAAACACCGGCACCGAAAAGCGAGTCTGTCGGCGCTGCTGTAAAGAATGCTGCAAGACCCGGGCCGATAGGTGTGGCTTGAGCATTCAGATAAGTGTAACGCGGTACACCTAATGCGTAGAGCTGACCTGATCCACTAAGACCTACATAAGTACCGTTTGTATAATTAAGAGAGACTGTATTAGCTCCATTCCCTGTATCATTTGTACCAACACCATCGGAGAATACAACCTCATTACCGTTTGTTATTAGATTTTGAGCGGTAAGTGTTCCGATAGTGGTACCAAATGATGCACTTATTGCACCATTAACAGTCAATGTAGCACCAGGATTTGTTGTACCGATGCCAACATTACCACTAGTAGTAATACGCATTACTTCAGGTATCGATATTGGTGAAACGGTACTAGTCCCTGTACCAAAACTAATACCCGCATTTGTCGACGAACCAATAGTTCCGGCATTTAATTGAATATAATTCATCCAAGTAGCATCAACTTTTTCCTGTATTCTCCACCCAGCTGTGCCCCAATCACTACCGTTAATTGCTCTTGTATTTGTTATTAATAGTTGATCAACGTTCGCGTCAGTTACAGAAATTCGTATACCACTTGTTTGACTACCTGCTGTTGATCCAGTATTACCAGCATTAATATCTAATTGATAGCCTGGAGATGATACACCACCAATACCAACATTACCATTAGTATTAAGATTTAATAAATTATTATTATATGGACCAAGATATAAACTACCACCATTATTAGTAGGTCTAATATAAGCATTACTCCCATCACCTTGTAGTAGTAAATTATTACTATACATACCTAATGCTGAGCTAGCACTTATTGTACCATTGACTGATAAAGTTGAATTTGGTGTCAATGTACCAATACCAACACTCCCACCTAACGGGTTAATTGAAAATACACCGGCATTATTTAGATTTGTACGAGTTTGTAACCATGCTGCGTATGGACTTGCTGTATTAGCACTACCAAAGGCAATATCCTGATAACCGGCGTTTATAATAGTTGTAGCAGCTGAACCGTAAGTAAGAGAAGGAGCGACATTACCACCGGCGCCAAGTGTATTGAAAACATGTAACGGAGAGGAAGGAGATGGTGTACCAATACCAACATTGCCATTAAAATAACCACCCCCATTTGAAGCAGAGAAAGTACCGCTACTATTAAAACTAAAATACGTGGTTCCACCTGGACCGTAAGCGCGTAATCCAATGCTACCAGCGCCTGCGTCATAAAGATAATGACCTGAGGTCCCACCATTTGTTCCTATTAGATATCCAGTACTACTTCTTGTATTTCCGGTTACATCAAAAGTTACACCTGTACCGGGAGAACCTTTTATACCAACACTGCCGGTAGTTGTATAGGATATAATAGGGCTACCAGTACCGTAGACACTATCGTAGAAATTGGTAATACCGGCATTACGTGAAATAGCAGCGTAGCCTGTTGTTGATTGGTCATTTGCGTAGAATGTCCCGGTTGACCCGGTTACAGCATTTCCACCTGCTATTTGAATAGAACCAACAACGTCGAGCGGATACGCTGGATTACTTTTAAAGATACCAACGTTACCATTAAAGTAACTAGCAGCATTAGATGTAATACCACTTGTTGTTGTTTGAGGTAATGAAGCTGTACCATTTGATACTGTTAAGCCGCCTGTAGACACGGTAAGACCACTACTAACTGTCGCACCGCCTTGTAAAGAAGCTGTACCACTAGATACTGTAAGTCCATTACCAACTGTAGCACTACTTTTTGTAGTTATTGAACCTGTCGCACTTATTGCACCGACAACAGTTAAAGCTACGTTTGGAGTTTGGGTACCAATACCGACAAAATTAGCACCACCCAGTATATAAAGTGGTATACCTGACAGTACGGCATCAGTAGAACTTGTTCTTGTATAGAAGCCAATATCTCCTTGTGAATTACCCCCACCATTTGTTACATTACCGTGTATTGCTGCAAAGTTCCAAGGTGCAGGTCCTGCACCGGCGGGTGCTGCATTTGCTTGAAATAGAATTGTACCACCGTTACCAACAGCAGTCCCAGTATCACCAACTGTTATAGCATTGCCTAAGGAACCGCTTGTATTAATCGAAGAAAGTGGTAGACCTGGTGCATTATTATAACTCTGACCCAGTCCAGCTATAGCTAATGTCGATGTTGCAGTCGTTGTACCTACACCGATTTTACCACCTATATATGCGTTAGCTGTAGCACTAAGATTATTAATGTATGTTGTGTTTGGATTAGTAGCGGTAATATTATTACCTAAGATGAACGCATTATTTGCAGTAACAGTATTTCCACTTCCACCAGCAACATATGAATAAACGCCAGATGCTGAGTTACTCATACCGCCTACTACAGTACTACCGAGACCGGATACGCAATTTGAATTACCACCGAGAATACTTGAACTACCACCCCCGGTTGATATACAGTTGTTCTGCCCACCACCAATATGTGAGAAATTACCGTAAGCAGAAAGACCTAAACCACCACCAATACTTGCATAGGCATTACCTGTATATGTAGCATTATAAGCACCGCCACCGATTACTGAGCAGTTAGCACAATTTGCGTTATTTGTACCACCACCGATATTTGAATAAGTTCCAAAAGCTGTATTACTGCCCTTAATAGGTAATAGGCTATTATTTGTGTTTAAGGTATATGTAGCTGCTGAAGCTGACGTAACACTTGACCAACCTGCACTATAAGTTTGAACTGTGGTATAGGTATTATACCACGTAGCTGAGTTACCGGTTACTGTAGTATATGTACTATTCCAGTTAGCACTATTTGAATTGACATTAGTATAGGTATTTTGCCAATTACCACTAACATTAGTGAGAGCGGTATATGTTACCCATGTACCAGAATTCGCTGTTAAAGTGCTATATGAGCTATTCCAGTTGGCACTATTTGAATTGACATTAGTATAGGTATTTTGCCAATTACCACTAACGTTGGTAAGAGCAGTATATGTTACCCAAGTACCTGAATTTGCTGTTAATGTACTATATGAGTTATTCCAGTTAGCTGATGTATTGTTAACTGATGTAAATACGTTACTCCAATTAGCTGACGTATTTTTAACAGTTGTGTAGGAATTATTCCATTGATTACTATTACCACCATTTACAAAAACGCTGTTTAAAGCAGTGATATTATTTGATGCAAAGATATTATTTGTACTTGAAAGGTTATTAACAAATGTAAAATCAATTGCAGAACCAGCAATAATATTTGAACCTAAAACAAAGGAGTTACTACCAGTGAGTGCATTGTTCAAACCACCAAAAATAATTAAATTTGAACCTGATAATGTATTAGTCTGACCGCTGAAAATTATTGAGTAATTACTACCAGATAATATTGTATTATTGACATTATAAACAGGAACAACTAACGAGCTATTGGAATTATAGATGGTAAACGGAATTGCAGTTTGAGGAAAGCTTAACGTGAAGAGAGCTGATGTTGCCCAGGTTGTTGTATACGGTCCGTAGTAATTACCTGTATTTCTATCTACATAATAATCACCTGACAACACCTGAAACGATGAAGCTCCTGTTGCCGCTGGCCCGTAGCCTGACCAAATTTGACTACCCCTTGTACCAATACATAGTGCGGTAATAGCTGGTAGATTTAATGAAAGGGTTGCTGCAATACTCATATATGACAATGTTATTTATTCTAAATAACAAAAATCTTGATGGCTTTATAACCTTACCGCGGGGTTACAATAAGATATTGATTACTATCACCTGATTGATATGGTGCACCCCCGCTACCTGGAGCTGCGTTTGCTGGTGGATTGACAATAATGAGCGGATTTGCGGTAATAGCAGGGTTCGTTGTAGTATTTGGATACGGATTCACACCATCGTATGTATCCACGGCGGAAAGTGTATCACCGTAAGAGAATAATGCAGGTGTATTCAGATATTTGAAAGTAGCGCTTAATGTTGTTGTATCGACAGCGTAATAGTAAGTATAAGAAGAATTACCGATATTTGATGTAATATTACCATTTATATTAAAATTCTTTATTTTAAATGTTGTATTCGTTGTAAGTCCAGTTGTAAAAGCTAACCCACACCATAACGATGATGGGAAGAATAGTTGATTAGAACTTAAAAACGGGTTATATGTAATTGTATTGTTATAGAGTGAAATAGAATAGTTGAGATAATTAACAAAATTTAAATCTCCAACATTTTTCATATCAACAATAATACGGCTACCGTAATCTGTCATTCTTATTCTCACTCTCTTGTATGTAGGAGCTGTTCCTGATACCTGTTGATAGATACTCATTGACGGTATTCCGGGAATAAATCTCAAATCAGGGGTTTGTGTAATAAAATTAAAATTACTAACTTGATCTGCTCTTAATGTAATTGAATTTGGAGTAAACTTTGCTGAGCCACCGCTAAGATATAAATTACTTCCAAAATTACCTGTAATATCAAACCCTATTCCTAATATGCCCTGGCTAATGCCAGAAATAACCGGGCCACCATCGTTATTATATCTAGAATTACCTTCAGCTGCATATACACCATTTGTTGTAGCATAGCCTAACCCTGGACCTGGTCCACCACCTGCAATATTTTGAGCGAACGTATTGGTAAAGAATACACAAAATCCTTCACTACCTGTTTGCGCTGGCCCATAACAAGCGTAATCAAAAGATATAACAATGTCTTTTGATGTATCCAAGAATTGAGTAAAAATAATACTACTAGCTATGGCATCAGTAGGTAAGGTGTACATACAACGTTAATTATTTATTAACTTGTATAAATTGGAATATAACCAAGTAAAGTACCACTTGCATTATAAATTGGCATTTTACCAGTTAAAGAGCCTACTGCTGTATTTGTTGCAGAGATGCTAGCGACCTGTAACGTGTTAGTTGATATGCGACCTTGTGCGCTAATGTTATTAACATAAGTGTAATTTGCAGAAACAGCGCTCAATCCAGTACCAAGAATAAAGGTATTAGGGTAATTAGTGTAGTTTGCTGAGCCAGCTGCAATAAAGGAGTAATTTCCTGAAGCAGTATTATTGTATCCACCAACTATAACACCGTAATTACCAGCTACACTATTATTTCTGCCACCACCAATATGTGAATAAACACCGGATGATGTATTATTCAATCCACCACCGACTGTTGTACCAGATGCAGTAGCTCTATTTCCATAACCACCATTAACAGTTGATGCCCAGTCGGTAGCGCAATTTGACCAACCACCAGCTACAACACTGTAACCACTAAGAGCTTGGTTAAGATTACCACCACCAACAGTAGCCCAGGAGCTGAGAGCTTGGTTATTAGTACCACCGTTAATATTAGAATATAAACCGACTGTAGTATTTCTATACCCACCGGCAATACTAGAGAATTGACCAGAAGCAGCATTACTACCAATTAAAGGTTGAATAGAAGAGGTAGCATTTACAAAAGTATAAGATCTATTACCCCACTGTGTGCTATTGCTTGTACCATCACTTATGATGCCCTGTGCACTTAAATTGTTAACGAAAGTGTAATTAGCCTGTGAGGCACTTAATCCCGTACCGATAATGAATGAGTTTGGATAGCTTACTATGCTATTTTGACCACCGAGAATACCGGAATAATTACCTGATGCGGTATTATTGTAACCAGCGATAATAAAGCTATTAAGTCCACACGCTGTATTAAAGTTACCACCGAGTACAACGTCAAGATCACATACAGCGCAGTTACTTGTACCTGTAAATACACCGGAGTAATTACAGCACGCTACGTTTTGTAAACCACCAGCGACTACAGTGCAGCTACCAGAAGAAGTATTACACTTACCACCGAGAACGGTCGTATAATTACCAGATGCTGTATTGCAATAACCACCACCAATATGCGAGTAGTTACCGGAATTAATAATAGAATTGCAATAACCGCCACCTATGTTCGAATAAATTCCGGACGCTGTATTATAACCGGAAGCAGGTATAATTGCAGTACCATCACCACCGGTTGTATACGGGAAGTTTGACGTTGTTGGGTATGCAGTCAAACTGTTGGATAGAGCAACAACTGAAGCACTTACAGCGTTAATTTCTGTGTTAACAGTATTGATGCAACTATCGAGAACTGTTGTTGTAGTAATGCCTGTTAGATTTGTACCATCACCGAAATATGTTGAACTGAATATGGCACCTGGTGATGAGAGATTATTAACATATGTAAAATTAACTTGACCGGCGCATAAATTAGAACCTAATATAAAGGTATTCCTAAAGTTATTTGTATTATTACGGCAACCCCCAGCAATAAAGGAATATGTTCCTGAAGCTGTATTGCAAAGACCACCATCGACGATAGAGTAATTTCCGGAAGCTGTATTTGATCTACCATTATTAATTACAGAGAATTGACCACTGGCGCAATTACCACCCTGAACTGGCTGGACGGAGTATGTACCGGGCCCTACTACATATACTGTCTTACCACCAATATTTCTAAGATTCGAACCATCGCCATAGAATGTAGTACCGCAAATAGCATTACCGTAGATTGTAGAGCCACATATTACACCATTTGTGGAGAGATTATTAACATATGTAAAGTTAGCGCTTGGTGCTGTTATGTTGCTACCTAGGATAAAGGTATTAGATGCGTTTAATACGTTGTTACCACTACCACCGGCAATAAATGAGTAGTTTCCTGAAGCAATATTACCACATCCTCCTACTATGCTTGAATAATTACCAGAAGCTGTATTGGTACAACCACCAGCCACACTAGAATAATTTCCTGAAGCAATATTATTACCACATACAGGGTTAATAGATGCATATGTACTGCAAAGATTATAAGCACCTACATTAACTAGATTAGACCCATCACCATAGAATGATATACCGTAGATTACACCTGCTGCAGTCAAATTGTTTACATATGTAAAATTTGATTGTGATGTAGTGATATTTGATCCGAGAACGAATGCATTAGTTACGTTGTTATTAATACAATTTCCAGAACCACCGGCAACGAAAGAATAAGAACCAAGCGCTGTATTACCTATGCCGCCAGCTATTGAAGTCGCGCATCCTTGAACACTGTTCTTAAATCCGCCATTAATTGCAACGTAATTATTGCTAATTGTATTGTAAAACCCACCGTTGATATTTGAATACGATCCGGTAGTAATAGTATTACATTGACCACCTTCGACAACGTTATATCGGCCTGTTGCGCTGTTGCAGTTACCGCCACCAATTACAATGTATGGACCGGAAGCGGTATTACCCAAGCCACCAGCGACAACAGAACCTGTATCTGAATTGGTATTACCACAACCACCACCTATTACTGAGTATTGACCGGTGATTGAATTACCTGTACCGCCTTCAATATTTGAATTATAACCTGTGATATTATTACTACCATAAACTGGAACAATAGACGATAGTGTAGGATTTGCTGTATATCCAATAGAGTCATTATAGATAATTCCAGTTGCTGAAATATCTCCAATAACAGTTAATGTTTTGTTTGGAGAGGTTGTATTAATACCAACAAGACCGGTATTTGTAATTCTAACACGTTCATTAGTACTAAGGGTACCACCAGTGTGTAAGATAAGATTACCATTTGAGCTAGCTGTACCAACAGCGAGATTACCACCGCTGTTGTAAAGGTAACTATCGAGAGCTGTAGTTATACTGTAAGCTGAATTCGTATAACCACTACTATTAATACCAAAATTAACGAAGTTTGATGTATTCGATCCGTTATCAGCTGTAGCTACAAAATCGGTTGATGCGCTATTACCATTACATAAATTTTGACCAGCAAATTGTAGATATGTATTAGAGCAAGTTGTAAATTGACCTACCGAATTACCAAATGTAGGTGTTAAACCTAATGGATTAATATTAATATAACCGGTACACGCACTTAGTGAATTTACATTACCTAAAGAAGAGAGATTATTAACAATAGTATAATTGGAAACAGTTGATGTGATGTTTGATCCAAGTATAAAGGCATTATTACCGGAAGCATTATTATTTTGACCACCGAGAATACCTGAGTAGTTACCTGAAACAACGTTATTACAGCCACCAACAACATTTGATGCGCTACCAGATACTGTATTCAAGCAACCACCAAGAATTACAGCCTGGCATACACTAGTTACATTACCATAACCACCACCAATAATAGAATAATTACCTGAAGCTGTATTACCGTTACCACCGCCTATGAATGTATTAATTCCTGTTGCATTGTTATTAGCACCAGCTAAAACACCCGAATAATTACCAATAGATTGATTACCAGCACCACCAGCGACAATAGAGTAATTACCTGTAGCGTTATTACCATAGCCACCTAAATCTGCAGCCCAATTACCTAAGGTAGTAATACCATAAGGGTTTAAAATATTACCAATACCAGAAACACTTGGAACTGCTATGAGAGCCTGTGCTGATGCTAACGCATAAGTTGTTTGATTATAGGTAGGATTATTTGTAGCGCTCGTCGATACAACGTAATTTGCTACAGCAACCGTACCGCTCCAACTAGCACTATTTGATTGAACAGTTGTATATGTGCTATTCCAATTAGCACTATTTCCATTAACAGTTGTATATACGTTATTACCTATTGTATTAGTGAGATTGGAACCATCACCATAATGTGCACCATAAACAACTCCTTGAGAGCTGAGGTTATTTACATAAGCAAAATTTGCTTTTGATGCGCTAAGATTTGATCCAAGAATAAAAGTATTTGTGTAACCTAAATCGCTATTAGCAGAACCTGCAGCAACGAATGAATAAGCACCAGAAGCGTTATTATTATAACCACCAGCAATATGAGTGTAATTACCTACTGCTGTAGAGTTTCTACCACCACCAACACTTGAATAAGTTCCAGATGCTGTATTTGTCAATCCCCCACCGATAATAGAACCTGAACCAGAAGCAATATTACCCAACCCACCTACAACAACAGCCGTATAGTTGGAGGCATAATTCGATTGACCACCGACAACAGTAGAGCAGTTTCCTGAAGCGATGTTACCACAGCCTCCTGCTACGTTTGAAGTCTGACCGGTTGCTTGGTTTAATTGGCCACCAGCGATATTAGAATAAAGTCCAGAGGCAATATTTTGATAACCACCGAGAACAGTATTAAAGGCTGAAAGAGCTTGATTACCAAAACCGCCACCAATATGTGTGTAATCACCAGGTGCTGTATTCGTACAACCACCTGCAACATTAGAATAGCTTCCTGTGGCGATGTTAGTGCATCCAGTACCTACAAAGGTGTAATTACCTGAAGCAACGTTAGCAGTTCCGCCCCCGATATTTGAATAAGCTCCAGAGGCTGTATTACCTAAACCACCGCCGACACTTGAGTAATTACCAGAGACTCGATTATTATTACCACCTAAGATTGAGGTGTAGTTACCTGAAGCAGTATTTGTTCCAAAGTTAGGCGTAATTTGAGTACCATTTAATAAGAACGTTTGACTTGAAAGCTTAAGATACTGGGTACTAATAGCTGTAGCTATTGAAAAAGCTGTATTCCAGTTTGTACTACTAGGTCCGTAGATTGGGCCGAGCGCACTTAAACCACTAAGAACAGTAATCTGATTGGTAAAATCGTAAACAGGTACCGAACCGTTCGTATAGGGCACATCACCTGTATAGTTACCAAAAACGTCATATTTGAGAAGGGTAACCGGAATAGCATAGTTTGCTCCACTTAACTGAACAATAAGAGAATTCGTCGGTACAAAGCTTGCATTCGCTGACAACACCGGTTGCGGTATACTAATATTAGAAAGCGTATAATAATTTGTAAAAATTGAGCCTGAAGCACTAAGATTACCCTGAATAACAAAATCCCCCTGAAACGGTTCAGCGTATGAAGCAATAGGATCTGTAGCTGAATCAGGATAACCACCTGTTGGATTCGAGTGGTGATTCTTTCTATGAAGCTTATTATGGAACCGGGCGTTGTCGGACATGGTTAGAATTATTTATGGGTAAATCTCTAAAATAGTGAGGGCTAGAATACTTAATAGGTAAGGAATAAATATATACGTGTCCTCGCGGCACAAATATGAGAATTATCCTTTTAATTCTTGATCATATGTTTCATGAACAGATCGAGATTCTTAGAGAAGACGTACGTTATTTTTTAACTTCGATTAAATAATGATGTGGAATTTTTGAAAAAACTATTTCAACGTGAAGCTGTTACAGAGAATACTGTTTTATCTCAGTATCATACGATCTTTGGGTTCACAACAAATAATCAAATAGCCTCTACCGCTATTGATATAGTATACTGGTTTATAATTTTTGTAGCGTATTGTTTTGCTTTTCATGCATTAAATGTAATTCTCATTTCGTGGAATTGGTTCTTAATTGCATTAGCTAGTATTGCTGTTGTGGGATTACCCTATTGTGTAAAAATTATTCTCTTCGGTAGAAAGGAATTTCCCTTCAAAGCAGCTATACTCTGTCTCTTTCTTAGTCTTTTACCGACGATTTTTGATTTTGCCGGTCTTTACTCTGAAACCGGAGTTCAGGATAGCTTAAAAACTAGTAAAGAAAAAATAACAGAAACTTTATCCTATTTTGAAGCTGAGAGTAAGAAAGCTATTCAACAGCAGGAACTCGATATTAATAATAATGGGAGAGACAAAAAAATAGAGATAGAAAAGAACCTGTTATCTAAATCCACAGCGCTTAAGCAACAGGTGGAAGATGCAAACCAAGAGGTCCTTGACGAAAAGCAAGGAGTCAAGGGCAAGGCAGGCGATGGACCGAGAGCTAAAGAGCTACAAGCTACAGCTAGAAAACTTCAAGCACAAATTGATATAGAGCTTCAAGGTACAAAGACGGAAATCAAAAAACAAAACGATGCTATAGATCAACAGATTCAAGAACAGCTTCAAGCTCTAGAGAACTCAAATAAATTACTCGGTAGTAAGATTGTTGCATGTAAGAAATCAATTAACCAGGTAACAAGCTTTAAAGATCTTGAGCTCTCCGTAATTGATGCAAATAGTCTTATTTCTTCAATTGCATCAAATCTTAATACAAAATTTGAACCAGTTAAAATTCTAGGTACAGATAATATTATTAAAGTATCCTTTACAGCACTAACACAAGCGGATATAACTGCTCTTGTTTGTTTTCTCTTAGCATTCCTCATGGAAATCGGTGATATTATTATCACTTATACTATTCGATATGAAAAGAGAGTACCTGTTCCTCTAATAAAGAAAGAAGATGATTTATTACGTAGAGTAAAATACTCTAAAACATACGACGGATACTAAGCTGCTTTATATCTCTTAGAAAAAGTCTTAACTGTTGACAGACAATGCTCAGTGTACTTACAGTGATCGCATACCCTATCAGAATCCAAATAAAGTTGAGGAGCAATGCAGGAGCCGTTTTTTGTGTTATCCATAACATATTCCTTTATATTCGAGTAAAAACGTGCCTCTTTCGGTACCCATTTTACAGCAATCTCTCTTGCTTCCTCCTCAGTAACTCTTTTTGAATTTTTAGGCTTCTTGAGAAGTTTTAAGCGAGCTAAGACTTGATGATCAATAGAGAACGGTTTTTTATTAGCTGGGCGAAGTTGTTTTTGTACTTCTTCTGGTGAAATTCTTTGTCTAAGAAGTCTTTTCGCCTCATTACTAATATAGTGATCAGCGAAAGGAACAGGTCCTCCAAACTTTTTATTACCCTTGGCAATACCTGCCTTTGAGACACGTCGTTCAAGACCTGTAACAATACAGGTCATAATCTTACTCTTTACAATACTTTCATCAACCACCTCAATTCTTTTTGAAGATAGTTTTTTAGTTTGCTTTGGAAGTTTCTTTACCTTGGCATGTTTCATTGGATGTATATTATGTATGCTAAAAAGGAATTTCAAGCTTGATTTTAAAAAAAGTTTAAACTAGTATCGTTTTTATGCCTTACATTAAGAAACAAGATCGAACAAGGTTTAATAAAGCACTTACTGCTCTTCCAAATCTTGAAAACCCTGGTGAACTGAATTATTTTATCACCAAAGTTTGTCAACAATACATTGATGATCATAAGCTTTGCTATAATACGCTCAATGAAATTGTAGGAGCTTTAGAGTGTTGTAAGATTGAATTCTATCGTCGTGTTGTTGCTCCTTACGAAGGTGTAAAGATTGCAGAAAATTCGGATGTATATCCAAAAACTGCTTGATTTATATTTTCAAACAATATACCATTAAGGAATCATATGGGAAAGATGACACCAAGTAATATTGAAAAACTCGTTAAACAGGGAAGATTGGTACCTGTTATTAAGAGTGAACAAAACGGAAAGCACTATCTTATTGGCTACAAGCGTAAGAGCACTAGTAGAAAAGCAAAGACGGATAGTTTTCTTCTCCCGCAACCTGAGGAGATCGCTCTTCCAGAAAATTTTAAAATTTAATAGTGGATTACTAAAAATTAGTATCCAATATTGAGAAAACAAAAAGGAGGTGAAATAAAAAATGATCGACTACACAAATAAGAATCTTCGTCCGAAGACATTCTTTGTAACAATGGAACGTAACCGCGACGGTAGCTTTACCGTTAAGCGTGCGAAGGTGCTTAACCGCACCAATCAGTTCAAGCGCTCTATCCAGCGCGTTGACGCTCGCGACATTACCCGTGCTATCAAGACTAACGCAATTACCGTTGCTTAATCTTAACTAACAATGAGAGGGACCGGCTGCTATGATTTAGGAGCCGGTCCTTTTTTTGCAACTTTTTATATTGCATATTCCTAAACTATTTTTTACTATAAAAGAATGTTAAACGCAGAAGAGATTAATAAACGCTTTAAGAAAGCGATTGCCAAGGACCCGAATGTTCTTACTTGTATTGTCACAGGTAAGGAACGCCCTACAAATAGTGAATATTTGGAAGAAAAGGCTAAGAAGGTTGGATCGAAGGAAGAGTTTCTTAAGCATTATATTTGTCGAGATGCTCTCACTCTTCTCAAGCAAGGAAAGAGTGTTGCTGATGTTCGGAAAGAGCTCGGTGCAACAGGTGTTACAATAGCCCTTGGAAGCGATTTTCTTAAACGTGCCTTAGAAATAAATGGGAAATAAGCTTGTAGTTCCCTATAAAGTCTCTATTATAAAAGAATCATGAAGATACTACCTAAACAATTCGATAAGAAAGGATTTACCTACAAGCAAATTAAGCGTGTAGGTGATAAAGCAATCTACGAACAGACGAAAAAGGGTCAAACAGGGAAGACGTTCGAGGTTGTTAAAATTAATCGTCACAATGGCTACGAACTCGGAGGACAAAAGATTCCACCGGGCGAAGCCTACCCTTCTACTTCACAATGGGGTACTGCTGGATGGACGCACCGTACTCTTGCTGAAGCTGAAGTAAAATTCAAAAAACTCAAATAATATTATTGTAGTTCCTTTTAAATTCCAATATACTAATAGTATGAAAATTAACCTACAGAGTACCTCGTTTACAGCAGTTAAAGATGTTCAGATCCCTGATATTTACAATCGCCGTGTTAAATCTGGAATTCCAGAGGTTGACGATATGTTCGGAGGAGGAATTCTTCCTGGGTCGATTACTACGATTTCTTCGAAAGCTGGTGTCGGTAAATCGACAATGGTTCTTCAGATACTCAATGGAATGACTAAGAACGGTCATAGGGTTGGATTCGTATCGGCAGAGGAGTCTATTCATCAAGTTGCTTTTGCGTGTAAGCGTCTCGGTATTGAGGATGTTGGAATTTGCAACGAATCCAGTGCTAAGAAGATTATCGGTTTTATGAACGATGTTGATGTCATTGTCATTGATTCGTTTCATGCTGTAGATAAGGGTAATATGGAAGAGAAGGAGTTTATTGAGACTCTTATTAACCGTGCCAAAGAGACAGAGTGTGTTGTTCTTATTATCTGTCATCTTACGAAAGGTGGCGTTATTAAGGGTACAAACCTTTTGACGTACGCTGTTGATGTTAATGTCTTTGTTGAAATCGCTGAAGATGAGCCTAGTCATCGTAGAATTCATTTTGTTAAGAATCGCTTCGGTCCTGGTATTGATTATACTTGTGCGTTTACAAGCCGTGGCTATGATTTTACACCTGTAAAGGCTACTGAAGGTTCAGGTAGGAATACGAAAGCTGATAAAAAAGAAGAAGCTCGTAAGCAGATTCTTTGCATGGAGGGTAAGTTCTCTATCGCTGATATTTGCGATAAACTTAAAGTTGATGCCTCTCGCGCAGGTTGGCTTCTTCGAGAGCTCACCACCGAAGGTCGACTAATTAAAAATAATCTCCGTGGAAATAAGTGCCGTTGGAGGGTAAATAAAGTAGAAGCAATTATAACCAAACACTAATATGGCAGGTAAAGGTCCAAAACAACGTCCAACAGATTTCAAAAAGTATAAAGAGAACTACCCAAAAACAACAAGTAAGGTTGATGGATTTATAAAAGTCAAGGGTAAGTTAACTAAAAAGTACTAGTCGTTATTGCAAAAATACACCGGTTCGTATAAATAATTAAAATTTATGTCGACCGTATTATCAGCTTCTCCTAACTTTCAAGCACCTCCTTCGACACCAATTCAAGGGTGGTCGAATTCATTTGTTAATATTCAGAATGATCAAGGGGTACCTCTCTACGCTCAAGCGACATATTTAACAAATGTTAAAGCTGATGGGTCTGTAAATATGTCCCTTAGCAAGCAGACAAAGGATGTTGTTAATCGTTTAAAGGTTTCCGTTCATCAGAACGTCTATGAAGCTGACTTTGAATATGGTGCTCAGCCTCTTCGCTGGGAGAATGTAACTTCTGGAAGCGGTACAATTAAACAAATTCCACAATTAGGTGGCGTGCAGATGACTATCTCTAACCCTGGCGATGTAACTGTTCGTCAGTCCCGTCCTTATCATCGCTACCAGCCTGGTAAGACCATGTACATGGCTACCAATGTTAATTTTGGTGGCCCGAATGCTGGTCAAGTTCAACGTGTTGGTTTCTTTGATGATTCCAATGGTATTTTCTTCGAGCAAGGTGCACCAAATACCGCTACTGGTAATTTAAGCGGTATGTATGTTGTCGTAAGAAGCGATGTCAATGGATTACCTACCGATACAAGAATTGATTTCTCACAATGGTCAGATCCTTTTGGTGTTAAGAATAGTCTTAATTGGAGTCAGGTGCAGATGTTATGGTTAGAATATGCCTGGTATGGAGCTGGTTGCTTACGTTGGGGCATTCTTATTAACGGTGAAGCGTTTGTTCTCCATGAATATGGAACAGGTAATACTATAGCTGTACCGTGGGCAAGAACTGGTAACCTCCCCGTTCGCTATGAACAACGTAATTACTCTTCTAATGCTTTACAGGTATTCAATCACTACGGTGTATCGGTAATTATCGAAGGCGGTAGAGACCCTCAGCGTGGCTTTACCTATAGTTATAGTACATCAGCTCCATCTGTAATAAATTCAAATTACGCTAAACCGGTTCTTTCTATTAGAAACCGTATCATGGGTACTCGTGTTGTCGATACATACCAAAATTATGCTTCTAATGGTGTACCAATTCCTGGATCGTATAATTTGACATACAATACCGGTTCAAGCGCTATTACTGGTGTGAGTACGCTCAATGGTACAGGTTCACCCGTTGTGCTCAATTTTGCCCCTAATACCTGGCCAACATCAACCCCGTTATCTGGTTTATCAATTTATTTCCCAACAATAACAGGTGTCGGTTATCCAAGTGGTGTTACAGGTCGCATCTACTCTAATACATCAAGTTCAATTACTGCTGTTGACGTTGTAATGGGGCTATCAGCTTACGGTGTCGGTTCAAGCACTGGTTTAATTCCGCTCCCTCTCTCTGGTATTACCGTTAGTACACAACAGAGCTTTGGAGCGGTAACATCAACCGGTGTAACATATATTACAGCATTCTCCGGTGTACCTTATCAGATCGGCCTCATTAATCGTGGTCAGATTCTTCCTCTTGACCTTCTTCTTTCAACCAATCAACAAGCTCTACTTCAGTTTTACGCTTCAACACCTTACAATCCTATTGTGCTAACCAATCCACAATGGAGATCAATGGCATCATTAAGTTCATATAACTCATTTGCTGAAGTTGACCAGTCAGCTACAAGCTTTACTGGCGGTGAGATTGTTTATTCCTTCTACGTATCACCTGGTTTCAACGTTCAGGATAAGGACTTGTCAAACTTCTTCCCGCTCTACAACACTATTCGCGGTAATATCCCTGATATTCTCACACTCGCCATTAATACCTTTGGTCAAGGATTGACGGCTGGTGCAAATATCATTGGACAGGAAGCAATGTCCTAAGTTTTATTACTTGTATTGCTTGACTCCGGCGTCATTAGCTATATAATAATAGCATGACGCCGGACTCGTTTAAAGCACGTAACCATGCCTTAAAACCTTTATCTATTATTGGTAAGGTTCGTTGGAGGTATAAATTTTTAGGAGCGTTTGATATCTGGGATGTATTACCTTATAGCTGGCGACATCATTGGTATGATCGGATTCGTCCGATCTTTAAACCTCAGAATAAACGCCTAAGAAAAGTTATTCCTAGAACTTGGGCTGATGTTTCTTCTCTTATTGAAAATGTAAACTTTGAATTTGTTAAGAAGTTTTATGAAGAGGAATATATTGATGGAGTTGTTGACTGGGAACAATCTGGAGAACATCATGTAGAGTTTGCTCGATGGCTTGAGAGTACATATCAGTACATAACAGTTGAACGTCCAAAACTAGAAAAAGAAATGGATGACGCTTACCCTCCAATGCCGCCAATAGATGAATGGTTTAAACCGAATGAATATAATGAAGATGGTACCGTTAAGAGCTATACAATGGCTGATCGTGGTCAATCTTACGAAGAGCTTTACGGTGAGGTAAACCGTCTTGAGCAGCTTATTACTGATAAAGATACAGAGGTACTAGTTGAATTTGTAAAACGTAGACAATATTTCTGGACATAAAATTTAATCGGGTCATTATACTATTAAAGACATAGCTCGGACTGTAAATCCGATGTTCATTGAACTGGCTAGGAGCGTTACCTAGATGGCCCACCATTTTTATAAAAACAGACTAAATAATTAATGCCATGACACTGCTTGACACCCATCCTCCTCATAATACAGCACCGGCAATTGATCGAAATAGTATTAAATGGTGTGGGTATTTTGCAACATCAGAACAAGCTCAAGAACACTTAGACGAAAAGGCAAAACGTTTTGCTATAGTAGAGAATAAGCTCGTAGTTAGCGCTAAAAAGGATTTTGTTAATAGACACTTTAAGGGTTATTTTCTCTATAGATTTACATTAATAGTTGCATCAAAATGATCTTTAAATTCTTATTCGAAAAAACAAAAGCAAAGCATTCTAAAGCTGAAGCAGGTTATGTTGGACATACAGTTAAGGGTCAAAGGTGTGATGGGTGTACGATGTGGATTAAAGGTGGCCACTGTACAGCTGTTAGTGGTGTAATTGCAAAAAATGGCTGGTGTAAGTGGTGGAAAAAGTCACAGCGCAAGGCAGAAAACAAATAGGATTATTGTATATGTTTGCGTTTTGAGCAACTTCTACTACAGAATATCTTTTTCTTACTAGGAACAACTTGAAATTGTGTATTACAGAGAGGACATGTTTTTATAATTTTTTTAATTTTGTTTGTATCTGCACACGCTCTACTGCAGCATTTAATAAAACTCATAGAAGGTAGCACTTTAAATTGACGGTTACACACTAAACATGTTTTTATTATTTTTATTTCTCTATCTTTTGCAGAGCAATCTATGCTGCAGAATTGCTTCAGATTCTTACTAAGTGGTGCATAAAAAATCATGTTACATGTTTTACATATCTTCTTAATACGCGATTTTCGTTGATTAATATCATGGCACTTCTTACTACAAAATTGCTTTTTTAATGAACAGAATGATATAGAGAAGTTATTACCACATGTGGAGCATGTTTTTACTGTTTTGTTCCTATATATCCTACGCTTCAGCCACCCGTAGAGTTTATTATTACGTTTATTAGTGGGTGCGCTTTCACCACACATCACCCTTATTGCATACGCTAACTTTTTATTATCTGGATACATTTTCAATAATAACAAGTGACATACAAAATGTTCCTCTGGTGTCAATACAGCTAAGTTTATCTTGTCATCATTGCCTCCCATGCAACGTGGAATAATATGATGCTTTTCCGTATAAGCATTCATTGCACCGCGTTCTTTTGCGCGGCTAATAATGTTATCATAAATTTTATTATAATTCATGATATTTTATACCTAGCATATATATAGGTAACTCTATATTATAAATATCTATAGCTGACATATCTCAAGTATTGTTAGTGCTGGTGGATGTTCGACCATCGCGATCAGCATTATTATTTATGTCAACCTTGCAACATATTCCGCGCGTCATGCTCGATATGGATGGTCTTCTGGCCGATCTCTTCGGAGCTATTAGCAATCGGTTTTTTGATAAACCTTATAAAGATTTAACTCCGGAAGAGAAAGATCAGGCTAAAAAGATCTGGTATGATAGAGAGCACTTTGTTGATAATTTCGGAAGCGTAGAGGAATTCTTCGCTAACCTCAAACCATTCGGTGAGAACGGAGAATTAACAAAAGCTATTATTGATACTGTAGTTAAGGAAGCTGGTGGGTACAGTATTTGTTCCTGCCCAGCGGGTATTGATACAAAAGCTTCAGAGACTGGAAAGAGAATCTGGATTCATAAACACCTTAACCCGCTTCCCGACGATATGTCTTTTGTTAAAAATAAAACAATAAACGCTATTAATACGGAAACTGGAAAGCCAAATGTCCTTATTGATGACTTTCCTCCATATATCAAAGCTTGGAGAAACGCTGGTGGTATTGCCATAGAAATGCGTACAGATAGTTTTCATAGTCCTGAGCAGGTAAAAACCTTTCTTACCAAAGAGCTTAGTGCAGCTAGAGAACAAATTGACGGACCTGTTCAAGAATCCTTTAACGAATATGTAGAGAGAATACTTTCTAACTTGATTTGTTAGAGAGATGCTATATCATAGAGGGTAATGCAAATTGTAGATCATATTCTCAAGTCAGCTGAATTTAATATTTTTCAAAATTATATTATGTCATTTGACTTTCCATGGAATTATGGAAGAAAGGCAACTAGAGAGACAAATGAAAAAGATAATCCCTACCTCATAGGTTGGCAGTGTATAGCGTTTAATCACGGAAGATGGTTATATGATCCTCATCGGCTTATTGAGAATACGGTTACTAGAGTTCTTTCAAACGCTAACGAGAAGATTGATACTCTTCTCCGAGTTCGATTAATTCTTAATACGATAGCAGATAAACCTTATGAGAATGGTGTCCATATTGATGAAGGTGTACCTCATAAAACAGCACTTCTTTATATAAATGATTCCGATGGCGACACTATCGTTTATAAGGAGAAGTACGACTGTACATCGAACTTTGTATCTGATGCGTATCTCAAGAATACATTTCAAACACCAACAGTTCTAGATACTGTAAAGGCTAAAGCAAATAGACTTTTAATCTTCGATGGTTTGCATTATCACACTGGCACCCTCCCGACACAAACAGCTAGGAGAGTAGTGATGAATATTAATTATATTCCTGCTTGAGCTTCTTAAAATAGACTATATATTAATAGAATGTCCATTAGGACAAATGATCTTTGATAGTATAAATAATTTTGGGGGCGTACTGGATTCGACTTATACTCGAAACTTGTATTGCACGTAGTGGTTGATTAGTTGGCCACTTTAAAAAGCTAATCAAAACATAAACGCAAAGACTAACGTCAACGCAATCCTCGCCAAGGTAAAGAAGGCAGTCAATACAATCACAGAGTTCTGTCTCTGTGACGAAATGGCTCCTCTCGCTATCGCAGCCTAAGGAACCAAAAGCAGATCCTATTACGCTTTTGGAAAAATAATAGGTAAGGTAGAACTTGTGATACCTTTAAAATAAGTGCAAGGGGTTATGCAGAGCTCTTCCATCTGCATAGGTAGGACTCTAAACATGGATAGGTCGCTGGTGCCTGGTTACCTTTAGTCAACCAAAGTACGAAAGCTAGCTAAGCGTGTAGATGTACAAGCCTAACAGTATAAACACAGGGGTTCGATCAACATGCAGGTCGACTTATCTAGTAATAGATAATGAATAAATTGGAAGAATTCAGTGAAACCTAAATTGCGAAAGCAATATGGCAATACTGAGCCGAGCCTAGAAATAGGAAGGTGCAGAGACTACCGGAGTACCGGCTAGAGCATCCAACACCCTTACGGGTGAAGATATAGTCCACGCTTTAGCGAAAGCTAGAGATTAAGTGTCCCCTCGCCTCCACCACTTTACAGTAATCGGCAAAACCCTCTCTACAGCTGTTCGAAAGGTTGTATGCATGGAACCGGTTCGTCGTAAGTTCGTACAAAACTAATACATAATGAAGGACGCTTCAAGTTTTTAGGACAAAGGAACTTACAATTTTTTAACGCAGAGTAGAGAAACGGTCATCTCGCAACGCTCATAACGTTGAAATAGAAGGTTCAACTCCTTCCTCTGCCAAATTTGCCTGGTTAATTAAATGGTATAATGCGGTTTTTGTAAATCCGTCTTGACAGTTCGATTCTGTCACTAGGCTCCATTTTTTAGTTGCCACTTCCTTATTCAGGCACTATATTAAGAGAATAAGAATTGATCTTTGATAGTACATTTTAATAATTTGACCGTTCGCAGGCTCGATCGAAAGAGCTACCGTACGTGCGGGTGACTAGGTTGCTCTAAAACGCGTTTATCAACCGCTGCACAAGGATGGATTAACCACCCCGGTCATAAAATTAATACTCTCTAGTTGTAGGAATTATCCTAGAGAGGGGTAAGGATGAGTTGCTTGTTGGTATGTTAGTAGTCCTTATTCAAGTTAGGGGAGCCAAACACCTACGGTAAGCTTTGATCCTAACGTATTGATTAAACACAAGCTGGACGGAAGTAGAGGCTCCATGCCTGATCTCCGTTAAGGAAGGAACAAAATCCGGAATAAAATCCTTTCAATCACCTCTTTAGTAATGCTACCAGTTGCCGGTCTCAAGTCCGGAAAGGAGTCGCTATCCCTAAAATGCAGAGAGATAAAGAAATGGAAAACAGAGTTCGAACTCACCCCTATTGCCCTGATCAGGTAGTAGGGGTTTTTCTTGCTATAATGTATAAAAGATATATAATCATCTGATGAGACCGGTAATAACATTTGACTTTGACCATACATTAGCCATGGAAACTTTTTCCAGTGGCTGGATTGCTGTTGGTGATGGTGAATTAAAACCTATAGCAAAGATTTGCGATATGGTCTTTGAAAAGTATGAAGAAGGTTTTGATTGTCATATTGTTACCTTTCGAAAGGATTCTGATCTCCCTGAAGTCGAAACATTTATTAAAAAACATAATCTACCTATTAAAGGTATTCATAATACCTCCGGTTGTAATAAGACACAAAAATTAAAGGAGTTAAATAGTACTTTACATGTTGATGACATGGTAGAGGTATGTACATTAGCTGAAATGGCAGGTATTCCTTGTTTATTAGTAGATCACGGTTATGCATCAACGAATAACTGTTCTGCCGATCTCTTTAATAAAATCAAAGTTTAAAGAGATTAAATAATTATGTGCTCGGCCCATTTGAAGCTGCAATGGTTGGGGTTTTTACTTTAGGCTTTATAACAGCTTATGGCTTAATGTTTTTTTATAAATTTTCTAATAGAATTGTAAAGTATTTTAAGGGAATCAAAAAATAATTCTGGATTTCCTTTTCGAGTGCCCTTATTATAAAGGGGTCATGAGTACAACAACACTAGATACGTTCGTCGCCAAGAGCAACGATATTCGCCAAACGCTGCAAGGCTATACCCTCGCACCTTTGGATATTGAGTCAATTGAGAAGAGTGGTAATACCTTTTCTTATAATAACAATCGCCTAGCTGGTACCTCTCTTAAGAGTCTTCTCGGAGTTCTTGGAGTTAAGGATCAACTCGTTAACGAGATTAAGGATGACAGCTCTCAGTGGGCTCCTCTCCATAATGCTCTTACGAACATTAAGAAGAACAAGCGTGTGACCGCAATTGTTAATAGTCATAATCAGGAGATTGTTAATGTCTTCGATCGTCCTATTAAGGAAGAGCGTCAGATTGACCTTTCAGCCGGTCTTCGCTACACTGAGGCTTTCTTGAAGGATAACGAGAATAACCTTGAGCTTCGAAACTTCGATTTCGATCCTGTTAATATTAGTATTGGCATTAACTTTAAGAATCCAGATTCTGATATCGATGTATTCGGAGATGGTCATGATATGTGGAAGGGTGGTTTTGGAATGAACTTCTCTCTTAACAAGTCTCAGTTCTTTCCTTATCTCCTTCGTTTGGTTTGCTCTAACGGAATGACTGCTGTCCATCGTATGGCCCAGCGCTTCATTGATAGTGCAGACTTCAGCCAGAAGACCTTTGACACCCAGGTTCGTAAGTTCTTGACTGGTGACGCTCTCCGTCAGGAAGTCTCTGCTAACGCAAACCGCCTCAGGAACAATAACGCTTCTCTTAGGGAGTTTAATGCAGCTCGCGGTCTTACGATGAAGTATAATAAGGAGCTAGCGGTATCTGCATTCTCCGATCACGAAATTCGTGCTCGTTATAAGGAGGTAGGTATCGATCTCAATCGTTCTAAGGGGTCTCGCTGGCAGTCAACAGCTAACTCGAACATCAACGCTTATGATCTCTTTAACAAGATCACTAACGTTGCTACCCATAGTACCGCTGATAGAGACGTAGCGTTCAGGATGGAGCTCAACCGACTTGCTTCGGAGTTGTTCTTCAAGGGACCTGATTTTGCTTCTGTAGCTCCGGATCCATTCCGTGAAGTTGCCCCTGCAAATCTCCAAGCCTAAGTAATAATAGTAAACCGGGCGGGCCTCTGCACATGCAAGCTATCTCACGCCCGGTCTTTATTTTGGTTCCCGTAGTGTAGTGGCCTAGCACCGATCCCTCTCACGGATCTAGCACGGGTTCGAATCCCGTCGGGAATGCCAATAAATAAATAATGAAGGTTAAATATTCTTTAAAAAATCTATATCCTGGTATCTATCTCTGTAAAATAGAGAATATGTACGATCTGGCAATGACCTTCTGTAGGGTTCAAGAATATTACGAATCACCAATCAAGGAGATTCGCGGAAAGAAGTTTACGTTAATTGAACTCATGTCTAGATATGCTAAAAAGAACGATGGTTCATTCTCATACCCTATTGACTGGGGTGGGTTTAATATCCCTGGTCCTATTGTTGAAGCATTATATAAGGGAGGAATCGATGATCAAAACATCTACGATGATATTATTCTTGATATCCATAAAACAATTATAGCTGAAGTAGGTAATAGTCATTATTATCTCATTGGGTCAAATAGCGATAAGAGTACAATAGCACATGAATGCGCTCACGCTCTCTTCTTTCTAGATAAAGAATACAAAAAGAGGACAAAAGAGATACTTAAAAGACTTCATAAGTCTGTTTATAAAAAGGCTGAAAGGGTTCTCTTGGATCTCGGTTATTATAAATCTGTTATCGATGATGAGTTACAAGCCTATCTCTCTACAGAATTTCATTCTTTAAAGTCTAAAACAAAGTTTAATAAGAAAGAAATAGATAATTTAACATCTGTTATTCTTGAATTAAAAAATTTCTTTAAACCTTACAAAGAAAAAATAAAAATTTAATTGCTATCTAGAAAATAGCCTATATAAATAATTTTGTAGCTCTGACGCTCAAAAAGGCTGAGGTACGACATATTAACTCGCTTAACAAAGGAGAACACATATGACAACACACAACACATACACACTAGGTCGGGTCATTCCGGCATCAGGTCTTGGTTATAGCCAACTTCCAGGCCTGTTTAACGAAAGTTGGTTAACAAGCGTTATCAAGGATTTTGATAAAGCGTTTGATATTCCAAATGCAACATATCCTTATAACATCGTATCGGAAACCGATCCTGATGGGAATCCATATGCTTACTACATTGAAGTAGCATTGGCAGGAGTTGGTAAGGATAATATTACCGTTAATGTTAAGGAGGGTCGACTCCACATTAATGTTAATAAAGAGGAAGAGGAATATGATGAGACCATCCACTTCCACCGCAGAGGCATTAGTAGGAGGAAGGGACAATTGTCCTTCACCCTTAATGACAATACGGACATTAAGAACATCTCATCAACATACACAGACGGACTACTTCGAGTTAAGGTCCCTGTTGTAAAACCGGAGGTCGTAAACATCGACGTGAAGGTTAATTAAAGTTTTATTTTAGCCTTGTATTTGAGCGTCAGAGGCTATATAATCTTTAAATAATCTAAATGCGTCAATGCCTGAGAAGCCCAAAGGAAGAGCCTGCAAAACTCTAAAGCCGTAGGTGCAAATCCTACTTGACGCTCCATTTTTAATAAATACTCTTATGACATTTAAAGAGTATGTTTTAGAGAAGAGTATTGATGAACCTCGTCATCCTGGTATTCTTAAGCGTCAGGTAAAGGGTAAATTGACCTGCTCCAAAGCACGGGGATTAGAACGTAAAGGCGGATTAACGGCTAAGGCTGCTCGCCGTTATCAAAATTATCACTGTCAATAAAAGTTTAAGCTTGTATCTTATTAGAAATCCTATAGTATATAGGAATGGCTAAACAACCGACAAAAGCAAAATCAAATCCTAAGAACGAAGTCAAATATACTCTTGAAGTACCATTTATCACTGACTGTACTATTGAAGAGAGAGATGCTATTCTACGTCGAGCTCTTATTCAGGAGCAAAATAAATACGAAAAGAAGCCATTCCGCTTTATTATTGTAGAGAAAACAATGGAGAAAGCTAAGGTTAATATCTTTGTCAAAAAGCGAGTCATTACTAAGAAATGACAAGAACCAAGAAGAGAAGTTCTGTATTACGTCAGTTAGAGGATACTGCACGTTCTCTTCTTAGTACTAATAATAGCAATCGTTGTAGACACTTTACTTTTATTCTTTATAAAAATCGATTAATCGCTACAGGGATGAATTGCAATAAGACTCATCCCTTAAATCTCATTAATAGAAAGATATCGAAGATAACAGGAGAGGATTATTCTGAGTATAAGCAAACATGTTCCGAGCTTAATGCTATCCTCAAACTTAAACGACTAACAAACTTTGATACTAAAAAGTGTACATTAGTTAATATCCGTTTTGATAGAAAGGATAATGTTTCTTTAGCCAAACCTTGTTCGAGTTGTGACAGCTTATTAAAGTATCATAACTTTAAACAAATTATTTGGTCTGATAACAACGGTGATTATATATCTATATGAACGAGTTCTTAGCTATACTTTTTTACCATCTAGGTGATTTTACCTGGAAGGTAATTTGCTGGACGGATTGGAATGAAATTACCCGTAAACTTATCTCAGGTCCCTGTTGGTCATTGTATCAAAAGTTTATGTCCCTTTCGCTTGACTACGACGAGAGAGCGGGATATATTGTATGGAAATTACCAGAAAATGAGTGAAGAATATACATTAGAGGAAATCGAACTAACAGAGGAATTCAATAAGCATATCTATAACTGGTATGTACAGAATAGAATCATTAATCATGAGCTATCTCGTGCTGATTTTGTTCGTGGACATAATCAGAGAGTCAAAGCTATTTTCTCTGAGCTTAGTGAACTCTGTTATCTTATTGAAGAACGAAAGAGTAATGAAGCTATTTGTCATTATGGATGGATGGAAGAAGAAGCAAAAGAGCTTGTAACCCAAGAAATTGTAGCTTATCTTGAAAAACTTAAAGCAGAGACTGCTATTATAGAAAACAACGATGATTTTTAATAAATAATTCGACATATGAACGACGAACAACTTATTGCCGAAGCGTATACAAGAATTTATCACGAATCAGATAAAGATTTTAACTCAGATGACCTTCGTGCTGGAGCTCTTGATCACGAAGATAAAGAAACAGCTCAAAATGACGCTAATCAAGAAAAAAGCTTAAAGAAGTATACTTACGAGATCCTCTATACGACTAATTATAAGTTTGATCCTAAGACTAAGAAAGCCATAAGCTGGGAGTATAAGTCTCACTCTAGTGGACGCCCTGATATACGTCACATCTTTGCTCACTCTGAAGATGAGTTCTGGAACAAGATAAATCATTCAGGATTTGGTAGTACTCCTGAAGAGTTAAGAAAAGAAATTGCTATTAAAGATGTTCAGCCAGCTGATATGAAAGAAGTAGAGAAAGAGAAGAGCCACGCTGATACGATGCACGACTACTACCACGGACCTGGTAGTCGAAATAGATATTTTGGTGATTAATTTTTATGCATTCGGTGACACCTAGAAGCGGGGAAGATATTGACCGTACCCTAAAACGTTTAAAAAATAAAATGGACGTTGATTATGTTCTTGAGACAGTTAGAGCTAAGCGTTATTTTGAAACGCCGATAGATAAGAAAAAGCGTAAAGCAAAAGCTCTAGATAAGAGGATTAAACAGAATAGATAAGTATCATTGATGCTTTCTTTTAAGTCCTTTATAGTTGAAAAAGCTTATGAGCTTAATGCCCAGGAAAATAAGCAGGTAGAGGGCGCGCTTAATGCGTATGAGCGGTATTTCGGTCAAGAGAATCTAAGCGTCTATAATGCTATGAAAAGATTTTCCGATGTCATTAAGGATAACCGAATGCTTATTAATACAATTAAGTATTTTGATAACGAGACAAAGGAAGAGAATTACGTTCCTGTTTATGTTTCATTTGAAGATTTTGCTGCAGATGCTGCTTATGAAAGAAAGGAAAATGTTATAGAGCTTTACTATAAACATTTCAATAAACTTACAACCTTAATGAAGCGTAATAAGATTGTTCATGAACTGCTTCACGCTAAACAACACTATAAGACACTAACCCCTGAGTATAGGAGAGCTCTTAATAAAAGAACGCTTCCAAGTGGTAGAGAGACAATACGAAGTGAACGAGGGTATTTTCTCTCACCTAGTGAGTACCCCGTTCAGCTTGCCTCTCTTATCCATGAAATGGATCGTCAGTACATGCTTATTCTTCAGAATTTAAAGAAAGGCTCAAATAGAAAATTTTGGGAGAATCAACGTACAGGTTTCTTACGCCTCTTAGATAAGTTCATCCGTTCACCGAAAATTGTTTCAGATCAAGATCTTCCAAATTATCTAAAGAACGAGGTTCGGTTTTTAAAGGCTCTATTTCGTAATAAAGATAACCCGCAATTCTCCAAGTATTATAAAGACTTCAAAAAGAAGCTTTATTTCTACTATCAACGATTACAAGCAGCTGATAAGAAGAAGCTTGACTCATCCGAAGAGTTGGCGTAGTATTATTGTTAATGATTAAGCTCAACCCACTTAGAATCTTTTTTCAAAATATCTGGAATAGTTGGGTTGCAGTTTTATTTTTTATTTTCTTGCTTATTAGTGAAATTCTTTATATAATGTCCTGGTAAATTATGACCACTTCAAAACCATCTAGAGAAGCTCAAGTATTTCAACTTTGTACAGAACTTGAGGATATGAAAATCCGCAAGAAAGCATCAGCTAAAGGATTTAATGAAGAGATTAAGCGTATTAACGCTGAGATTAAAGAGCTTCTAAACCCAGAAGAGGAGCAACTGCCTTAATATTTTACGGACCTGTAGTTTAAGGGTAAAACACTAAGCTTATACCTTAGCCGTTGGATAGATAATCCAGAAATCTCGGTTCGAATCCGGGCAGGTCTTATTTTTAAATGAAACAATACATCCTAAAAGATATAGATTCTAAAGCTAAAGACCTTGAACGCTCTTTCAAAAAGATGCATCGAGTTATTGAACGTGCTCAGAAGAAGGTATCAAGAACTGGTAAGGATAAGTCCCTTCTCAAAGCAGCTTGTGAACTAGGATATATTTGTAATAATGCCCCTATTACTAAATACGGTAATCGATATGTTAATCCTATGACATCTGGAGATAAACTATTCCTAGAAGAGATAGGTACCTATAAGTGTATTGAGTTTAAACAAGGTGAATTTCTTGATTGCCATAATAAGCCAGTTCATCTAAAATGGTATTAACAAATTTGGTGGCGTAGCCCAACGGCAGAGGCAACGAGTTTAAGCCTCGTTAAGTGAGAGTTCGAATCTCTCCGCCACTACCATTTTATATGAAACTCGAACAACAACAAAAACAAACCCTTAGTCAAACTCTTAAGATGCAAATTTTCTATGGATATGTTTTTGCATTCTTAACAGTCCTATCAATAGGATTAATTCTTAGTGACCCTATTAAGAACTTTATCCGATCCTATCGACCTCTACCAACCGCTGAACTTCATCATCATTAAATTTACGCACCCGTAGCTCAGGGAATAGAGCAGGGGTTTTCTAAACCCTTGGTCGCTGGTTTGAATCCAGCCGGGTGTACCACTTTTGGGAGTAAAGCATTAAAGTGATGCAATAGACTTTTAATCTATTGAAGAGGGAGCGTTACCCTCTACTCCTACCATATTTGAATGTTTGCTTGCTTTTTATTTTTTTATATTTTATTATAGATATATGATTAACACTATCTCCGGACTCGGTCTTATTGCATTTGCTGTAATTCTGTTTATTACCTGCCCTATTGCCCTAATCTGGGCTATTAATACATTGTTTAGTTTACATATTTGTATTAATATTGAAACCTGGTTTGCTGCAGCAATGTTATATTATTCTTTCTCACGACCTGGTCGCTTTATTGATAAGGAGAAGAAATAATGAAATTTGTTATTGAACGATGGACAGGTAAAGCCTGGGTCCCTTCTCTCTGCTCACCTTATAAGACAATGTCTGAAGTAAATAAACATCTAAAGGATTATTGGTGGCACTATACAGATGAAAACCCCTATCGTATTAAAGACTATAAACCAAAGAAGAAGGTTCAAAGATATTTTCCGAAATATAATATTCAAAATTGGAATTCTGATGATCAGATGGTAGTTAAAATTTAAGCTTGCGTATTCTCTTATTTCTGTATATTCTCATTTGTATGAATTGTAGAACCTGTAATAATAGTATTGAACTCGAACGCCTTGAAGTACTTCCAAATACTTTGTTTTGTTCATCCTGTGCCCATAAGCATAACGTTGTAAAGCCAAGACTAGGACGAATGGTGTTCTCACACAAAACCGGTGCCGAGATTCAGATCATGTCTCCTAAGTCTTTCTCTGAGACCAAGATGTATTATGAGCCAGTAGGTGCTAGGAGTTGTGTTAAGAATTTTTCGCGTAGTACTTGTTCTTAATTAATTAGTTATAGTAATTTTTACTTTATAAAAGTATCTATTGCTTTAGCTGGTATTTAGGCTATTATTGTATTAGATTTTCACATTAAAGTTTCGTTTTACCTATGAGATGACTTGTGAGAACCTGATAAATAAAAACAACTACAACCATGATTTTCGACGAACAAATATACCGTAAACCTAATAACTACAAATGGACAGAAGAATTCGTGGAGGCAATGCACAATGGCTTCTGGACAGATAAGGAATTCAGCTTTAAGTCCGATATTCAACAATTTAAAGTTAACTTAACCGATCAGGAAAGAGAGGCTGTAATTAGAGTTCTATCAGCTATCGGTCAGATTGAAGTGTCTGTTAAAACGTTCTGGGCACGTTTAGGAGATAATCTACCACATCCCTCTATCTATGATCTCGGGTATGTTATGGCCAACACAGAAGTTATTCATAACAACGCTTACGAACGCCTTCTTTCTGTTCTTGGCCTTGAAGATATCTTTGAAAAGAACTTAGAACTGCCTTGGATACAAGGGCGTGTAAAGTATCTTAAGAAGTATACAAAGCGTTGTTTCAAGGATTCAAAGAAGCAGTATCTATATGCTATTGCTCTCTTTACTCTTCTTATTGAGAATGTATCACTCTTTAGTCAGTTCTACGTTATCAATTGGTTTGCACGTTTTAAGAACGTTCTTAAGGATACCGATCAGCAAGTCAAGTATACTCGTAATGAAGAAAACATTCACGGACTTGTTGGTACAAAGATCATTAATACAATCAGAGAAGAGTATCCAGAGCTATTTGATCAAGAGCTTGAAGATAAGATCCTCCATGAAGCTCACGAAGCGTTTAAAGCTGAAGCAAATATTGTCGATTGGATGTTAAACGGTATTAATGAAGAGAATCTCAATGCTCCTCTTCTTAAAGAGTTTATTAAGAACAGGATTAATGAGTCGTTGGAAGGGATTGGATTCCATAAGCCGTTTGAAGTTGATAAAGAGCTGTTAAAAGCTTCGAACTGGTTCAACGAGGAGTTACATGGCAACAACTTAACAGATTTTTTTCATTCCAGACCAGTAAATTATTCAAAGAAGTCGCAAAGTTTTTCTGAAGACGATCTATTCTAAGCTAGAAATTGCAAATTTATAAATTATAATAAAATTATGGTAACAGAAAAATATTATTGGCTTAACAAAGATTCGCGTAAGTTTCTTGAGCGAGGCTATCTTTTAGAAGGTGAGACTGCCGAACAGCGTATTAGTGATATCGCTAAAATTGCTGAGAAGTATCTAGGTGTTAAAGGGTTTGCTGATAAGTTTGAAGACTACGTCTCGAGAGGATGGTTCAGCTTAAGTTCACCGATTTGGTCAAATTTCGGACGTAAGCGTGGAATGCCGATATCATGTTTTAATTCGCATATAGAAGATGATATGGATTCTATTCTCTATAAGATGGCTGAAGTAGGGGTCATGTCGAAGGTAGGAGGCGGTACTTCAGGTTATTTTGGCGACGTGCGGCCGCGGGGCGCTAGCATTTCTACAGGAGGCGAGGCAACAGGCGTGCATCATCAATTAACTGTTTTTGAATCATTGACAAACTACATTTCACAAGGTAACGTGCGCCGCGGATCATTTGCAGCCTATCTCCCAGTGGATCATGGAGATATTGAAGAATTTCTTAAAATTCGCGGCGAAGGTGATGAAATTCAAAATCTTTCAATTGGCGTGTGTGTATCAGATGATTGGATGAAATCTATGATTGACGGTGATAAGGATAAGAGAAAGCTTTGGGGTAGGGTTATTCAAAAGCGTTTTGAAACTGGATATCCATATATATTTTTCACTGATAATGCTAACAATAATAAACCACAGATCTATAAAGATAAGAACATGAGGATTAATGCAAGTAATCTTTGTAGCGAAATTTTTCTACCTTCATCAAAAGATGAATCGTTTGTTTGTGATTTATCGTCTTTAAATTTATTACATTGGGATGAATGGAAAGATACTGATGCTGTTGAAACTCTGGTTTATTTCCTAGATGCTGTAATGACAGAATTTATTATCAAAACAGAAGGTGTTAAATTTATGGAACATGCTCGTAATTTCGCTGTTAATCATCGAGCACTTGGTGTCGGAGTACTTGGATGGCATTCGCTTCTTCAATCGAAAATGATTGGATTTGAAACCATGACTGCTAAAATGCTTAATGGTCAAATTTGGAAGCATATTAGAGAGAAAGCGGACCATGCCACTGAACAGCTTGCGGTTTTATTAGGCGAACCACCTCTTCTTAAAGGTTATAAGCGTAGAAATACGACGACACTAGCTGTTGCACCGACTACATCCTCATCATTTATTCTTGGTCAAGTCTCACCTTCTATTGAACCTCTCGATTCGACGTACTATACAAAAGATCTTGCAAAAGGTAAATTTACATACAGAAACCCTTACCTTAAAAAGCTTCTTAAAGAAAAAAATAAACACGACGATGATACTTGGTTATCAATTCTTAAACATGGAGGATCGGTTCAACATTTAGACTTTTTAACGCAGGAAGAAAAGGATGTATTTAAAACATTTGGTGAAATTTCGCAAAAAGAAATTGTCATACAAGCTGCAGCACGGCAGAAATATATCGATCAAGGTCAATCATTAAACTTAATGATTCCCCCTGAAACAAAACCAAAAGATGTTAATGAACTTATTATCTTTGCGTGGGAGCAAGGTATAAAGAGCCTATATTATCAGCGTAGTGCTAATCCTAGTCAGTTGCTTGCGCGCTCTATTCTTACATGCACCTCTTGCGAGGCATAGCTGACTTATGACAGTTGGGTATGATACTGATCAGTTCATAAAGGACGCTATAACGGTTCACGGTAATCTATACGACTATTCTCTATGTAAGTACAGCGGTCATACAAAAGATATTATAGCTATATGCAGCAAGCACGGTCAGTTTAAACAAAATGCTTATAGGCACCTTAAAGGCAAGGGATGTCGACAGTGTGGTCATCTTAAGCGCATCGAAAAATGGAGAATACAACATGTAGTTTCAGATGATGAATTTATAAAAGAACATTATTCTAAACATGGTGCGCAAATTTGCGCCGATGCTCTCAATAAGCCTGTTCAGTTTATACATCTTCGAGTTCGTCAACTAGGTATACGCAAAAATCAACCAAAATTAATACATCAATACGTACCGGCGAGACTTTGGACAAATATTATTAATAATGCTAAGCTTAGAGATCTTGAAGTAAGCATTACGCCAGACGATATTTATACGTTATACAACGCACAAGATAAAAAATGTGCTTTATCAGGGCAGCCGTTGTTTTTATGTGCCGATGCGAAGATAAGCACAGTATCGGTCGATAGGATAGATTCCAAGTTAGGTTATCACAAAGATAATATCCAATTGGTGTTAAAACAGTATAATCAGGCAAAGATGGACTTATCAGATAGAGAATTCTTTAGTCTTTGCAAATCTGTATATTTTAATTTAAAAAATAAATTCGAATAAATAATTCTATGAGATTAGAAGCATTAATGGAAGCAGTTAAATCTGCATTGAACACAACCGAATCATTTTTAGAGTTCCTTAATAAGCGTCTAGCCGGAGCTATTAAGATTGAAAAGATGACTAGAAAGAAAGGTGGTTACAGTCTTCTTACAGCTATTCATTATAAAGCCAAGATGAGACCTTATAAAGACGCCATCAAGTATGCTAATAAAGAAGATAGAGATAAGCATTATAAAATGATGGCTGATGAAACCTATAAAAAGCTTAAGGATTGGGATAAGATGTCCCAGCGTGAATTCCAAGCTGTTATGGGTATTCTAGAAGTTTACGGAGAGGTTTATATCCGTTCTACAAAACCAGAGAGCATTCGGTTGTAAGTATGTATAGAGAAGAGAAAATAGAAAAGGTAGTTCTCTCAAAAGAAGAATATATTTGGTACCAACAAAGACGGAAGGAATGTAAGGTCTACGATCCTGATAGTCGGCCTTATCAATTTGCATTTAATAAAAAGAAAGCCTATTATAAGCGGTGATATGAATAAAGCGCTTATTGCTGCATTAAGTTTACCTATTTGCAGTATGGTTGCCGGTGACACAAACGCCATCTCCTACGTTACTAACGATAAATTAGACATTATAAATACTGACATGAAACAGAAGTATAATCTTGATATTAAAAAGGATCATTCATTACTTTTAACTGGATATACAGTTCAAGATCCTATTTCTAAGCTTATTAAGACATATTCTGTTTTACACGTCGATTTTTAATTATGAGACCTTCTTGGGAACAATATGCTTTAGCCTTAGCAGAGGCAGCTGCAATGAGAAGTGAAGACCCTTACGTTCAAGTAGGGGCATGTGCTTTGGATTATAATAATAGAGTACTTGGTGTAGCGTATAATGGACTAGCGCCAGGTACAACAATGTCAGATTACTTCTGGGCTGATCGAGATGGAAGACGACCGTATATCTTACACGCTGAAACGAATTTACTTTCCTTGTTTAAGCGCGGGGAAGGTCGAATGATTGCATGTACTTTGTTACCTTGTTCATGTTGTGCACGTCAGATTATTGCTCACGGCATTAAGAAAGTCGTTTATCGAGACAACTATACAAAAGATATGAGCGCTTTAGATATCTTTAAATTTTATAATATTGAAATTATTCAGTTGCCATCTCCTAATAGATCAACTAGTATCAATTGAAATATGAGCACAACGACAACACCGACAATTGAAGCAAAGGTAGCCCGGGCAATTTACCACAATCTTACACCTCTTGTAGTAAACGCTTCAACGCATCCTATTTTCAGTAAACTAAATCTTCACAATAATTCTCTTCTCAAGAAGATTAACCACAAAGCTAAGATGATTTATGGAATGAGCTATCAGCCTGATATTCTCGTTAAAGCATCGTACAATAAGGGTGGCGAGGATAACGTTGAGAACGCTCTCCTTACAATTCAAGAACTCGTTCGCGGCAGCCATCATGCCGGGCATAAGGAGTATATCTTTAAGAGGATTGAGTTCTTGACAAATGAGGCAATGAGCGCACTTTACGATCGTAATCATGAGGATTGGTTGTATAAGATTCAAACTGCTATTCATAATGCAAAGTCTCTGAAGGAGACTGTAGTAAAGAATGTAAAGCAATCAAAGAAGGTACCCGCTAAGGTTGTTAAGAAGCCGGTAGTAAAGACAAAGAAAAAGGTTACCAAGTCTAAAAAAGCTGTAAAGCGTCTTCGTAATAAGAAGGGACAGTTTATCTCAGCTAAGCGCCGTCGATAATAAATATTAACGTGATTGACACGTTTAAAGCATTTGTAGAAAAGACATTTAAACCTGGTGATAAAGTAGAAAACATTAACCCAGATTGTAAGCAGCATAAAAGCAAAGGCACTGTAACTGCTGTAAAGAACATTAAAGGTAAGAAGGGTAATATTATTGGTAAGAAAGTTGAATACAAATGCGACTGTGAGGGTAAGACTTGGAAGAAAGGCGATAAGTTAGAGAAAACAGAGATACAGCTTAAAAAGAAGTAGAATCTCCTGTTATTAGGCGTTAATATATTGTATATGATTACAGAATCTATTAAGAACGATTTACGTGTTTTAGCTGAAGCGCAACTAGCATTTGAACTAAACGGTTGGGTGCATACTGGTTCTATTCAGCGTGAAACCTATAGTAACTCATCCAATTGGGGCACGGTTTTCGAGAAGGGTGATAAGAAATTCTATTTAAATATTTTTTCAGCTCCAAAAGCGATTCAAATACTCCGTAGAGTGCCCTAATGAAAAGTGACGCTAGATACTTTGATATTACGTTTCAAGGTGTCGAGTATGAGGTAGAGGTATTAACACAAGGTGGCGATACAACTATCTTTATTCAGTATATAAATTCGGATGAAGATATAGAAGAAAACGTTCTCTGTAAACTTACTAGTTATTTAATTAGAGAGGGATTTGTAGAAATTGAAGAAGATTAAAAGTGTAGTTAAAGAACTTGTTAAATGGTCAAAGAATGACTTTGGCCTTGTAACTGATCAACAGTATGATGATCGATTAGATAAATGTAAAGCCTGTAAGAGTTGGAATCCTACAGGTTTCAATAATACCGGTGAATGTACTGAATGTGGTTGCTCTACTATTGTAAAGCTTAAATTAACGACAACAGAATGTCCTCTTGGGACATGGAAAGCAATTACTTAGCAGTTTTTCTAGCTGTCTTCTCTTCCTGAATTGTCTTACGCTCAGTACGTGCAAACTTAATAAGCTCCTGAAGAGCTTTACGAGCACGGGTTCCAGCTGAATTATTACCAGCCTGGAACTTAGTAACTTCTGTAGTGAATGTATCAACGATTGTCTTAAATGTTTCGAGTGTATTTGACATATAGATAATTTATCTCTTGAGTTTAGTTTTTCAACTCATTCCTGGTTGATTACCTTGTGTAGCTGCAGCAAGATTACTAGTTGTCCCCATGTTACTGGAATCCATATAACGAGAGTCTTTAGATATAGGGTGGTCGGTAATGTTTTTCTTAGCTTTAAGCTTTCTATATAGCTTTACAGCAGCTTTTCTACCAGCAGGAGTTTTTAAGTATTCTTTAAATGTCATTCGTTACCCTTATTTAGATACTCTCTTTGCTTTTCAGCAGTTCCATCAATATAAGCTCTCCATGCAATTAATCCCTGAACAACAAGGTTAATGATAATTGTCGTCCAATGAACAGGTGTAATATCATGCCAACCTGAATCGTGACATGTATAATGACCGAGATCATTACCGAGAGAGGTTAATGATGCAGCGAGTATATACAATACAAGCTTACCATAAACGTTATTAAAGAAGGGTTCTTTCTCTTTATTTTTAATATCTATGCTCACATAGATATTTATTACTTAATGTACCCGAAAAGACGTTGATAACCTTGATGAGCATTGTCAATCCAATCACACACCTGCTGACCTAGTACTTGGTTGTAGTCAGGTGTTAATGGACGGACGGCCTCTCTAATGGTATGAAGATTGGATGTTAAACCATATACTGAGTCATCCTCTTTTACTGTCTGCTCTACGTTATCGAAATCATGCTTATATGGTTCAAGTCCTAGATATTTGTAAATCTTTGTCATCTCACGATCTGGATAACTTGTAAGGTCCTCCGCTCTAACGTATAAGAAATTCTTATTCGTACCCTCGAGAAAGCATTGATTTAAACGCTCTAGAGCAAGTCCCACCGGTGGATTTGCAAACCAAGCATCGACACGCTTTGGTGTATTAGTACCGGACATCTGAGCATGGTTTTGTATTTCTTGATGACTCTCTTGATTCACTCTAAAGAGCTTTTCCATTGAAGCAATAATACTCTTCATGTTTCTTACCATTACAATACACTTCATATCATAAGGCATAAACTTCTGAAACCATTCATAATGAATAGTAGCGCCCCGTGTTTTAATACAAAGATTAGGCTTATCTGTATACGTTTTAGCGTATCCCTCGAGTCCGCCCCAACAGAACCCTCTCCAGGTACGAAGAGCTAATTCCGGATCAATAGCTTTGACCTCAGGTGTACTCGTATAGTTGGCACGAGCTGCATAGAGATACTCGAGAACACCATCCGTTGGTGTCGCAGCAACATTAGGGTTTTGATTGAGAATACATTGAAGTAAGGTCGACATCGACCGAGGCATTGAAGAGTTAAAGAAGATCATTATAACGTAATTGTATTCTTATTAACATCAAAATCAAATACTAATTCATTCTTTGAACCAAGAATAGATTCAACAATCTGCTCTCTATTAAAGATTTGATTAAGGTCGGCGTAATCACACTGATAGAAGTTATTACCGATCCAATCTGCCTGATCAAGATAATGATCTATTTGATGACTAAAGTTCTTATGCCCTTCAGCTAGAATATTATTATGGAGTTGATAGCCAAATACTTTCGGATCATTCGTTACCCAGCATACGGTAGCTTGTTTTCCTAAAGCAGCTGCAACGTGCTGAACCAAGGAATCAACGCCTAAAATCTTATCAGCTAAAGATATATAGCAAAATAGGTTTCTTAGATTATCTGTAACCTGAATTGTATTTTCAAGGGAGGGTTGATTGTCTCGACGAACATGTAAGATTTTATTAAACTTATCCTTAACAGAGTTCACTACATCCTGAGCAATAGTAGGGGGTAAATCCCGAGCCCAACTATAGGGATGGGGTTGATTCTCTGCTCCACCTGAAGATTGTACAAGAAGAACAGGACCATTCTTTTGTAGCTGCCTTTCAATAAACATGAGCTCTCTTTGAGTGAGATGAATCTCAGGCTTTTCACCAGTTGTAGGAATATCAAATAAGTTACACCAAATTTCACTTAAGTGTTTACGGCGATAAAGAAAGTCTTCAGTGTGATAGGGTTCAAGTCTTAAGATTTTCGATTCTTTATTCTTTACGTAATCATCATAAAAATAAGGAATATTACCAAACTTGTATACCCTATATATGTTTGAGTTATGGAGGAATACCTCCGGCCATGCTGTTACTACAACAAGCTTATGCTCGGGGTAAGCTGCTTTAATTGATCGGCAAACCGCTGTAGCAATAACGTTTTTACCAGCTCCGCCATCAATATGAAAAATGATATACTTATCAGACATATAAATATATTAAGCTCTAAAAGTAAAAAAACAATTGTTATTTTTATAACCGTTACATTAAATAATTATATATTATGGCTGATCCGCAGATTCCTTTACCTTACGCTTATAATCCCTCATATGTTGTTAATCGCTCTCAATATGAGCAAGCTATTTATGTTGAAATAACAGGTGATAATCGTTTTCCTGCTATCTCTTCAGTTATTGTAACCGATAATGCATGGCCTGATAATACTCAAGCCTATATTCCTTCCGACGTTAAGCTCGGTACCCAGCCCCTTTCAGGTAGTTTCTGGACACCTACTAACCCGCCTCCTTCCCTTACTGCTGTTAGTATCTATCCAAAGTTCGCTACTCTTAATTATGTAGTAAACTCTGAAGACTTTATCGTAGGTCAGGGTGGGTTTACAACAATTACGGCTGGTGGTTCGGCCTACGGTACATTTGGTGCTTTGCAGATTCTCGGTACAAGTGCAACCTTCAACGGCCTTACAGCTACCGGTAGCTTTGTTGGCGCTATAACTGGTGTTTCAATTGCCTCATCTGTCGGTGTTATCTACGGCCCGTTTACCGGGGTTGCATGTAGCGCTGGTGGGCCCGTTATCGTATACAACGCCTAAAAAACTTTTTTAACTAAAAGTTTCTCTTTGTGGTAAATTTGGTGACAAGGGTCACTAAATAAATTTATCCTATGATGCGGGTATTTCGAGAATTCGTTAATCAACTTTTTAACCATAAAAAGTCAAAACCTGTTCCCGTTACTGTTTATAAAACCCGCTCACAAATTGTCGCCGAGGGGAGAGGTGCTTGTATTAGTCGTAGAACTAGAAAGTAAATCCTTTTAAAGAGATTCAATTACGTTCATGTTAGCTACTAAAGTCGCCGGGGTATTGCCACCAGCTGTTATTATTCTACCAGTTAAGAAGATTTTATCGGCATCTGTGTATTGAATATTAGATCCGAGGTTAAGGAAGTTTAATTGAGTATTAACATTAATAGTGTCACCAGATTGTGCGTATCCGGTTAACAACTCCCAACCACCTCCCATATTAGCATATCCACTAGGCTGACTACCCGTTAAACCTGTTGTTGATGTACAAGGCCAATACTGAATAGACTTACCTGTATTAACAGAAGTCGGCATTCCACTTAATCCAGGGTTTAATAAAAGACGCCAAAAGATAATAGAGTTGTTTGCATTCTTTCCTGGAGGATTAGCTGTATCCTGAATGCCAATACTCTGAACTTGAATATCTCCTCGTTGCCATGGTTCACCAAATCGCTGACCGACTCCTAGAATAACTACTTCTTGGTTCAGATTACAGTTAATTGGTGTATTATTATATACTGATGAAAAGTAAGGATTAAGCTCAACACTTGCTTCAACGTTAATAGAGCAACCAAACATAGATATTGTTGGATTATAATTAACAGTTCCTGTATTGTAAATTTCTTTTCTAACAGGCATTGCTGGGGCATTAGAATAAGGAGAACCAAATTGACCATCAAAGGCCATTGTATGTAGAATAACTTCACCCTTATCGGTTACCTTACCGAAACGAACTTGATTTGTTCTATCACCAATAATATCAAGCCAATAGGTATGAGTACCGTGGAAGGCAGTTTGTATTATATTTCCAGTACTAGCCCCTGCACTATAATTACCAACACTTAATGGATAGGTTAGAGTAATAGAAGGCGTAGCTGTATTATAGGACTGAACAATAGCGGGTCCATTAAACGTAAACGGAGTAAATCCATTTACAGTAACTTTAGAACCAATAAGGAAGGCACTAGCCTGGGCTGCATTTGTTACACTATATCGAACATTCCAGACAGTGGTACTACCAACGGAAACAGCAGTAACTGTTGGGGTAATAGTATTAGTAGTATAAGCAGATAAGGCAGGTAAATTCCAATTCTCTCCACTCGGTCCATTACCATCTATCTTATCACCATTAAATTGACTTCTTGGTACTCTTGTTTCCAGTAGAGTTCCATCCATTAATCTCATACGAACAACCGCGTTCATATCACCACCAGACAATTCAAAGAACATTCCATTGTAATTAGTATACCAACCCTTACGTTTTACAACATTTGTATCATATCCATCCCAGCACCAGGTGCCGAAATACTGCATACCAACACCAGGACGTAGTTTATGTCTACGACGACTTGTTCTTATTGCTGTAGCTCCATTTGCCGTTCCTGACGTCATCAATGTACTAGCATAATTCTGAACATAGATACTAGTTGCCGTTGACGTAAAGGATTCAATCATTCGATAATCACCATCCTTATCGGTTGTTGAATTATACCACCATTGCTGACCGAGTACAGCAGTTCTCGCACGACCGGTTTGATCAAGCTGATAGCCAGGCGCGTTACTTACTAGCTGAATTCCAGATGGTAATGATGTTATAGGTGTTGTTACTGTAACACTACCCGATACAGGAAGAGTCTGAGTTGTATTAATCGGTATTGGATTACCAATATCATTAGTGATTTCAATTTGTGGGTTTACCACAGATACAGAAAATGTCTGTGTTGTACTAATTGCTATAGTATTTGTTACATTAAGAGCGGTAACAGGATTGAGAATAGTTACAGCTGTTACAGGATTAATAACAAAAGCACTTAAAGAGGTAACAGAATTTAAAATTGTAACAGAACCAGAGATAGGTAATATTACATTGCTTGAAGCGATATTAACAGCTGTTACAGGATTAAGAATACTAACAGCTGTAACAGAGTTGAGAATTGTGGCACTTAACGAGGTTACAGGGTTTAATGTATAGCTACTAGTAGGCTGTAATAACGACGTTAAGGGGATCATACTTTTGTTTATTTATAAGCTATTGCGTCAATCTCCAACCATATGAACCACCTAGATAGAGTGCTTTAAGTGCAATTCCGGCTAGATTCATAGCTATTGGTTGATTTTGACCTTCAATGTTAACATTTGCCGATAATACAAAGTTCTTCGTAGCCCAAGAATAATATGGATCTATGAAGCCCACAATTCTACCAATAGTCGGAGATGAGGGTAATAATCCAGTAACACCAGATGTTGTTGTATCTACAGCGTAATAGTTTGGAGCAGTTGCAGTAAAGTTACTAGAAACATAATTGTATGTTGTATTCCAAACATTTGAATTCGATGTTCCATCATAAACAGTCCCGGTAGCATTTATATTTCCAGAGACACTTAATGTTTGGGTTGGATTATTAGTACCGATTCCGACATTACCGGAAGAATTAATAACCATTCTTTGATTATCTGTTGTTGTACCACCAGTAAAAAATAGTAAGTTATTATTAGTAGCTGTACCTATTCCAAGGTTTCCGGCGTAACTATAAATATAAGAATCATTAGGACCAACAACATTAAATGTCGGTGAATAGAGATTACCGTTATACAATGAGCTATTAATACCCATGTCAATATAGCTTATATTAGTATCGTTATAAATTGCTAAATCTGAACTAGCGCTAACCCCGGCATACGAATTCTGAATTTGATTATAAACAGATCCTACAGCCTGTGCTAAAACTGTTAGAGGTTCTTGATTGAACTGACCGGGTATTAATGAATTAACACCAACAGTAAAGCTTGTTAATACTGTTGTATTGGTTGTTGTTGCACTAACTACATTTAAATTAGTAACGTTTAATGTACTGAAGTAACTAGTACCTGGTACGTTAACAGGACATAAAAAGCTTACACCAGGGAGATTATTACCACCTATAATCATCGGATATGATGGATAGGCAGGGTCTGCGTTAATATTATACCCGCTTAAGATTAAACCACCAGTATAAAAACTATTTGACTTAACACTATTATTAGTCGTAATATTATTAGCAGTTAAATCAGTAACAGATGTATTAGTTAGTAATATATTATTTCCATTTGTTGTATAAATCTGATTACCGCTAAAGGCAATATTACCTGTAGTAAAGTCACTTAAAATAACAGTAGCAAGATCAACACCACCGGAAAGGTATTGCCCGGTAACATTAAGGTCACCATTCATTGTACCACCATTGGCGAATTGCTGAGCTACCGAACCACCACCACCACCGAGATCCAAAATTCTCCTAGCGTATTTTGTAACATACTCTTCGATTAACTTCTTTACATCTTCTATTTTTTCAGGCTGTTTTTCAGCTACAACTTTTGTTGTAAGTTTGTCAAGGTCATTAATATACTTGTTTGATTCCGGTTGTTTTTCAATTGATTGCTTCTTGAGTTCTTGAACATAGGGGTTTATTTCTGGCTCTATTTCATCAACAGGCTCTTCTTCAATTGGAGCCTCTTCTTTAACAATATCCTGAATAGGTATTTCTTTTCTTGGTGTTTTAAGAATATCTTCAAGCTTATTAACAAAGTCACCAAAACTCTCTTCTTCTAATATTTGCTCTTCTTTATTTTCGTTAATTACTATTTCTTTAATTTCTTCCCTTGGCGTAGTAACTTCTATATGAGCTTGAACTTGTTGAGTTATTTTTTCTTGTAATCTGGATAGAGTTTCTTCTAATGGAGATACCGTTAGAGTAGGTTGTTCGGAGTTTATTTTCTCCATCAACGCCTTATGCTCTTTTTCAACACTAATCTTCTCGGTGAGATTAGATAGAAAGTTTATAAACGGATCTTGTTCCACGTTAGTATTTACTTAAAAAACTATAAAATTCGAGCTATACATTAAGCGAATCTTAAATTTAAGTTTAATAACAACTTTACTTGGTATCTGTACGTAAATTAAGAAAAAGTTACCGAACAGGTTCCAGTTGTTGATGTTATAACATATGTTTTATAACCTGAAGTAGTAGGTGTTGAGTATGTTACAGAACCTGTAAAAGATGCAGTGCGTGTTAGAGGTATTTGAAGAACAACAACACCAGAACCTCCATTTGTTCCGTCAGCGGGGGTATTTCCATTTGCGTTAGAAACACCACCGCCACCACCACCTCCTGTATTATTACCACCTCCAGCGCCACCCTGATTCCCTGTTTGATCGTTACCACCCTGGCCACCCTGACCATAAACTATAGATGTTCCTGTTATTGAAGAAGTAATTCCCGGTCCACCATCTCCTGGTGGTCCACCGATAGATTGACCAGCATCTTGACCTACACCTGCCGCACCACCTCCACCTCCACCGTAAGTCTGGCCAAATCCATCTATATAACTTACCCCTCCTGCGTATCCAGAGCCACTTGAAGCACTACTTACAAGAGTGCTGCTCTTCCCACCGTTAGCTGTAATGTTTGCAAAAGCACTAGATACACCAGAAGTTATTGTACCGCCGCCAGCTCCACTGTTAACAATACCACCACTACCTACACTTATAGAATATGGAGAATTCAAACTATATGAATTATTTCCTGTTACAACAGCACCACCACCACCTGCGTTTGTATAACTTGTGCCCCCAGAAGACCCACCACCAACAATGAGATATGTTACAGTTATATTTGATACAGAGGTACGAGTTATTAATCTAGTGTTTTTAAATTTAATTATATTTGTACTATACCCACTGGTCTTATTATTAACTATAATCTTAGACATATGATTTACATTATATTTTAACTAGCTCGACATTATAAGCTTCTTACAAAGACGCCATTAAACTGCGGACTAACATTCGGGCTCGAGTTTTCATTTTGTACTGTACTCGATGAACCTTGATTGAGATAGAGCTCAAAATAATCACCTGTACCATTAGCTGATACAATTTGATTTATAGTCAAGCCAACACCTGCTGTATTTAAAGGCATGCGACCGCCTCTTTTGAATTCTGCACCGTTTTTATATATTGCAAATATAGCAGACGAAGTAGCAGGGGAACCTACCGATAATTGTATAGATCCGTTTAACTGGTAGTAGCCAGGTATGGTTGGCGTAAACCTGCCGCTTAAACCACCAGCGGCGGTTAAAGTATTAAAATTATTATTGGTATCAGTTTCTTTTGTATCGATAACAACCTTTGCCCATACGCCAGTTGGGAAGGTAATTTGTGATACACCATAACCACTGAACACTGGAGGATTGCTATAAACAATACCCTGAGCACTAATATTATTAACATATGTTGTATTAGCCTGTGTTGCACTTAATCCTGTACCTAAGATAAAGGTATTAGCAAATCCCTTTGTATCATTAGCAGAACCTCCAGCAACGAAGGAATAGTTACCTGAAGCTGTATTGCAGAGACCACCAATGATAGATGTAAAGCTATTACTTGTTCTATTACAGCAACCTGAACCAATAAATTGTGCTGCAGGTATTGGATATACAGTACCTGACGAGCAATTGCATGCTCCAGCTACAATTGCACTATAGCCACCAGAAGATGTATTACCATTACCACTACCAATAAATCCATTTCTACCATTAGTAATATTACCTAAACCACCTACTACAACATTACCAGGGTTACCTGAGGCTGTATTTTTGGCTCCTCCACCTACGAAATTATATGTTCCAGAAGCTGTGTTTTTATATCCACCAGAAACTGTACCACAGGCTCCAGTAGCACAATTACAAACACCACCGCCAACTGTTGTTTTTGCACTAGATGTTAAATTACATACACCACCACCTAATACACTATAACAACCAGAAGCTGTATTCAATGCACCGCCACCAATAAAGTTAAAGCATCCATTATTGTTTACAGTACTATCATAGAGGTATAAATTAGTTGCTGACAAGCCATTTGAACAAGCACTAAAGTCTTTGTTAAAGATAACATAGTTTGTACCAGAAGCTGTAATAGTAGCTGTTGTATATGTCCCAGAACTTAAAGGATTTGTTGCTGTTGAATAATAAGCAAAAATAGAATTACTAGCAATAGAAGAGAAACAGGTCTGAATACCTGAACCACAAATACAACTACATACTCCATTACCAGATAGTGCTGCACCTGTAACAATGTTTAAAGGAATATAACCACCAGTATGGTTAAAAGTACCTCCATGAATATCAGAAGTATAAAGAGGATTATAATTGTATCTACCACCAACAATCGTTGAAGTCGATCCACTCACTGTATTAGATACACCACCTCCAACTACTATACATGCTCCAGTTGCTGCGCAATTAGACTGGCCACCACCAATAAATGAAGCATTTGAGCCTGCAATACAATTAGTTGAACCGCCAGTAATTGCAGCGTTTCTACCTCCACTGTTATTAGACTGACCACCACCTACAAAAGAACCATAACCGGATGCTGTATTACCCTGACCGCCACCAACAGTACCCTTACAAATTGCACAATTACTCTGACCACCACCAACGGTAGCAAAATACGCTGAAGCTGTATTATTTTGACCGCCACCAATTGTTGAAAAAGATGCAGGGGTATTATTTGCACTGGCTAATATACGATTACAAAGACCACCACCTACAACTCCATAACAACCAGAGGCTGTATTAAGCTTTCCACCACCTATAAAGTTATCATAACCTGTATTATTAATTGCTCTATCATAGACATATAAGCTCGTTGCACTTAATCCATTTGAACATGCACTATAGTCTGTATTAAGAATAACATAGTTTGTACCAGTTGCAGCAATTGTAGCAGTACTAAATGTACCAGCACTTAATGGGTTAGCAGCTGTTGCATAATAAACAGAAATGTTACCAGATGTAAAGGGATAAGAGAAACAGTTCTGAATATTAGTACCACAGATACAGGTACATGAACCATTACCAGATAATGAAGTACCAGTTACAAAGTTTGAAGGAGCATAACCACCAGTATGGTTTGCAACACCTCCAACAATTTGAGAATCTCTTAATGGGTTGTAGTTACCATAACCCCCACCAATGATTGAGTAAAAACCAGAAGAGGTATTACAAAATCCTCCGACTACAGCACTTCTACAACCAGAAGCAGTACTATAAGCACCCAAGGCAACTGATGTTTGCCCTCCAGCGCAATTATTACAACCTAATGCAACCCCTGACTGACCAGATGCATTATTATTAATACCAAAAGCTGTTGCATATGCTCCAGAAGCTGTATTGCCTTGACCACCTACAGCAGTTCCATAGCCTGATGCTGTATTACTCGAACCGCCAACGACTGTTGAACATTTGGTACTAGCTTTATTTTTAATACCACCCCCAACAGTACTATAACATCCTGAAGCTGTATTACACTGACCACCAACAGCTACAGCATATGAACCTGTAGCTCTAATACCAGATCCTGCTCCTACAAATGTTGCATAACCTGTAGCACAACTACTGAATCCATTAACAATTGTTGAATATGTTCCAGATGCTAAATTACACTGACCTCCTAAGACTTCTGAGAATGTATTATTAGCTGTATTAGAGCCAATAAGAGTAGTTGTTGAAGAGAGTGATTGATTAAGGGTAAAAGGTATTGTGGAAACTGTTTGATAAGCTGTATTCCAGTTACTACTAGTATTTTGAACTGTTGTATATGTTGATTGCCAATTACCAGTTAATGCTCTAACATCAGAACCTGTATATGTACTAATACCTGTTAATTTAGAGCCATCACCATAATGAACACCACTTAAAGCTGGAGCACTAACTGAAGTGCTAAATGTACCAACTGTACCATTAACAGCAGAAAGAGTTAAAGAACCTGAGCCACCAATATAAACACCTGCAGCAAAATTTAATGATAATGTATTAGCTCCATTTCCTAAGTCATCATTACCTACACCATCTGATAAAACTGTTTCATTACCATAGCTATAGATATTGGTTGTACTAAGAGCTGCTGCACTAATTGTTGAAAAGGTTGCATTAGCGGAGTTTGAATTGACCCAAGTATAAGCTGTACTCCAACTAGCACTATTAGCTGATACAGTAGTATAGGTTGATTGCCAATTGCTACTTAGCCCTTTTAAATCTGTTCCTTGATAGTTCCAAGTAGTGGCTGAATTGTTTTGTACTGTTGTATATGTATTATTCCATTGATTACTATTACCAGTGCCAACTGTTACATAGCTACCGGATAAATTTCCTAATACATTAGCACTTAATGTATCAATTACAATATTCTTATCATTCCAATCTATATTTGTAGCAGATGCTGGTTCAGTTGTTAACCCAGAGAATAAAGTCCAAACACCTGGGTTTCCCTGTCCTGCTCTTCTTATTAATCCTGTATGGTTGTAGCCAAGTGGGGCTTGAGAGAAATGAGAAACAATACCCATGTCCAGGGTATTGCTTCCATAATTGTTATCATTAAAATAGATAATGTTATCACCTACTATGAGATTCTTAGTATTAATATAGGTAGCTGACCCTGCTATAGTTAAATTACCAATAATAGAAACATCACCAGGAAATATTGCACTATTTGGTAAGCTTATTGTAACAGAGTTATTTCCTGTATTTGCTCCAGTAGGGGTTGCAACAATTTGATTAGCGGTACCGTTAACTGTATAGATTGCATTATTATAGGCTGTATTCCAGTTACCTGACTTAGCTGATACAGTAGTAAAGGTTGATTGCCAATTACCAGTGAGGGCTTTTATATCAGATCCATTATAGTTACTAACACCGGTTAAGTTTGACCCATCGCCATAGAATATACCTGATAGAGATACAGCAGAAACTGAGTTAAAGATAGCACTAGATAAACCTGTAACGGAGCTATTAAACTGAAAAGGCTGTGTTTCGATTTGTAGTGACATATTTTAAGAAGAGTAATCCCAGAGTTGAATGGCTTTATTGGTACCGTTAATATTTAATATTAGGAATGTACCTGAGGCTGTTACCGGGTTTGTAAATGTGCTAGGTGTTTTACTGATAATTAAATTACTTGTTGCGATGGTTCCTTGCGAGGATAAATTATTCACATATGTATAACTCGGTAGTGAAGCTGTAATATCTGAACCGAGAATAAATGTATTATCTACGTTTGACGTGTTATTTCTACAACCACCAAGAATTGCTGAACAAGCCCCAGAAGCAATATTATTACCACCACCAAGTACACTGGAATAATTTCCAGAAGCTGTATTACACCGACCACCAACAGCTACAGCATAGTTGCCCGTAGCTTTAATACCACTTCCTGCTCCTACAAATGTTGCATAACCTGTAGCACAACTACTAAATCCATTAACAATTGTCGAATAACGCCCTGACACGGCATTACAATTACCTCCACCAATAGTACTATAACAACCGGAAGCAGTATTAATGCCGTACACTGTTACAATTGAAGCAGTACCAGAACCGGAGATATACGGTGATAAAGTATCAGACAATAAAGCAACAACACCTGATTTATCAGGAAAACAAATATCTCGATGTGCAGTAGCTGTACCGCAAATCATTGTTTGGGAGCTACTGAAATTATTACCGACAACTCCATAGCCCTCGTAACCTAGACCAATACATCCAGTCCCATTAGTTATAATCGATCCACCACCACAGCTTGTATTGAGAGATCCCCCGGGATCGACACTATAGCCACCAGCTCCGCGCATATCAATCGATCCACCACTCCCTGCAGGGCAACCACCAGATGAAGAATTACCGCCAGTTAAATCAATTGAACCACCGGGTCCACCGTTTCCGGTATCGCTATCAGCACCATTGCCACCATTAATATTAATAGTTCCACCGATACCCCCATATGACGTACCATTACAGTTAGTGGAGCCATATCCTGTACCACCGCAGTATAGACGCGAATTTATTGTATTGACATACGTTGTATCTGACTGAGTAGCACAAAGATTTGAACCTAGAATAAAAACATTCGAATGACCGTTATCATTGTTATTAAAACCACCAGCAATTGTAGAAAAATTCCCTGAAGCTATATTATTACAACCATTAATGACAGTTGAATGAATACCGGATGCTGTATTAACCCTACCCCAACTACCGGTACTATAATTTTGGTAATAAGCACTAGCTGTATTATTGTTTATTATAGCACAATAATTTGAACTAGTACCACAAGAACCTTTTCCGTTACCAATAAAACTATTTTGACCGCAAGCTAAATTACCTGTTTGGGTAAGAGTATAATTTGTCTGTGTGCAGCAATATAAAGGTCCTTCTGCTATACTATAATAATGCCCGATATAATTTGAACATGTATTATCGCTATACAAATTTCCATCGGAACCTTGATAGCCTATATAATTACAAGAGTTTGTATCATTTGGTTGAGTATCACCATTTGAACCATTAGCAATAGTTGAATAGTTTCCAGAAGCAGTATTACCACCTCCACCAGCTACATTAGAATGGGATCCTGAAGCGGTATTACAATATCCGCCAGCTACATTTGAATAAATTTGTGTAGCGGCGTTACACCCTCCGCCTGCTACATTGGTACCATATGCTGAAGAAGTATTATAAATACCACCAGTTACATTGGATCGATTCCCTAAAGCTATATTATTACTACCACCTACTACGCTAGAATAATCCCCTGTGGCATTATTATTCTGTCCGCCTACCACAGAAGCTGCATAAGATGTGCTACCATTTTGATTACCACCTACAACAGCGCTATACTGAGCTGATGCTGTATTCAATCTACCACCACCGACAAACGAAGCACCCCCTATTGAGCAATTATGATTACCACCTGCAACTACAGCGTGTGTATTCGTAGTACAATTTGTATCCCCACCACCGACAAATGAACAATTACCTGAGGTGAGATTATTTGAACCACCTGCTACATTAGAAAAAATCCCTGAAGCTGTATTACTACCGGAAACCGGTATAATAGCACCGGTATTAGTACCTGTTGTATAAGGGCTATATGTACCACCGCTTCCACCCCCCCCCTTACCAAATAATGTACTAATATCAACACCACCGGAGAGGTATTGTCCGGTGACGTTTAAGCTACCATTCATAGTACCGCCATTGGCGAATTGAACAGCTACAGAGCCACCACCCCCTCCAAGATCAAGAATACGACGAGCGTAATTCATCATCTCTTCCGAAGCTTGAGCTACCTTAGTATCAGTGTACTTTCTAGCATCATCAGCTAAAGCTTGAACGTTTTTCTTTTCAATAACAAGGGTTTGTAATCTCTTGTTAATATCTTTAATGGTCTCATCTAGCTGAGGTAGCTTACCTTCAATATCAGTAGTAAATCTACTTACCGAAGAACTAACTTCATTAAGTTTCTGATCAATAGTTGTATTTAAATTCTTACGGTGTTCGTCAATAACAAGCTCTAAAGCTGTATTAAGTTCTTTTGTTCTTGATTCAAATAAACCTGTAACTGTATTTGTCGATACGGTTTTAAATTCATCGAATAACTCTGTCTTGTGTTTATCTAATTGCTCTGTTACTGATTCATTAAACTGATCTTGGAGAATACCTGAACGATTGACTAAGAGCTTATCTACTTCTTCGTTATTCTTTTCAAGTTTCTCGTTAATAAGACTATCAAGGGTAATATTAATACCATTGAGCTCTTTAGTTATATCACGCTTATATTCTTCAAGCTCGGTTACAAGTTTTTCTGTAAAGAGAGCACTAAGCTCACCAGCTCGTTCAACAAGGAGCTTATCTGTAATTTCGGAATTTGCTTCTAATTTTTGAGCTAAGAGATTTGCTACACTTTCCTTGATTAAGCTAATTTGATTGTCTTGATATTTCTTTACTTCCTCTAAATTTGCTAACGACAGTGTATCGAGATATTTCTCGACATTAATCTGCTGACTATCAAATTGCTGTTGAAAGGATTCATTTAAATCACTAATTGATTTTTCAATTATCTCTTTCTGATGATTTGTTACAAGAAACGTCTCTTGTAAGAGCTCAGACTTGTAGTCTTCTAATGTTTTTTGAAGCTTTCTATCTGCTTCTAATACTATACGTTCTTTATTAAGCTTATTCTTTTCCTGTTCAAGCTTTCGGTGTTCGTTGACAAGTTTGGTTTCAAGTGCTTTAACTTTTTGAATGGTTTCAGAATTATCAATAACATCAGGTACGTTATAAATTACACTAAAATCGTCATCCTCTTCACTGTCAATAGACGCCACCTCCTCCTCTAATAATTGAGCCGGTGGTAATACACCATAAGCAGAAGGTTTACCGAGCTCTTGAATGTTAATAGTTGAGGCAGGCAATTCTTTACCTTCTTCGATAGTAACAATTTTAAATTTAATGTCACTATAAACTGTTCCGTCATCTAAGGTAATATCCGTAACAAGATAATCGCCGGTTGACTCGGTAATAAAATTATGAATAAATTCGTTATCTTTAGTAACGAATAAGGAGATGTTATCTAAACTCTCTTCTAATGGACGGCAGAATATGACGTTTTCAGTAGCAACAGTCTCAAGAAATGAGACTGAAATACGATTATCTAGAGTAATGTCAACAAGCTGCACATGTTTATTTATTGAGATTTCTATAAATTCAATAACCTTATAGCCAATCAAATATTAACTTATATTTATGAGGTAACGGAATTATTTATGAGATACCCTTTTTGGGATAATGTACTGTAGCCGGCTGCATTATAGATAATAACATCTATTATACAGTTTACATTAAAGCTCGGTATTGTTACATATAGATGATTTTTGTCTGTCGAATAAAAATAGTTAGAGGGTAGAGAATAACCAGAAAAAGCAGGAAATAGAGATGACACCTTCGCATTATTAGTAAAAGCATTAATAGCGGTTATAGACGGAAAAATATTAACATTACCTGAACTTAAAAAAACTTGCGCTACATGATCAAACATACATCCTTCAAATTGAATAGACGCGGTTTGTGGGTAGGTGAGAGTAATATAGTTCACTAACTATATTTATTGGTTAGAATGAAGTATTTAAAGCACTAGCACCGAATGTATTCATTAACGTATTCCAACGATAGTTATATTGAGCAGCTGATACTGTTGGCATTCCTTGACCGTAAGAATAGCCTCTTATTATACGTGTTGATCTCTGTGTAGCGGCAACAGAACCATCATTACTAGTAAAAAGCAAAAAGTTACCATTATAAAAAGCTGCAGGTGAGGTACCTTGATAACCTGGTGGTGTTTGTTCTACACCGTTGGTATAAAAATGAGTATACAGGTCGCCTGTTAATGATAACATGAGAGACGGACCTTGTGGGGTGCTCGGATAAAATGCTGCTGGAGGATTAGGAGCAGCTCCATTTGCAAATGAAGATGGACTCGTACCATATGGAGCTGCACCGTAGTTAATACCTGAAAGCGTAGAATATGCGATAAACGATCTTTGATTGAAGTTACCAGAATTTCGTGATCCAATAAGAAACCTGATAACAGATGTATCACGCTCAGGCCCATCTACATAAACCATCATGTGCAGATTGGTACTAAGCATTGTTCCCATTGTTGTTGGATTAAAGCCTAGCTGAAGATTCTTTGAATTACCGTTACCTGATAAACCTGTATAAGGGCCTGTTGATTGATAATTAGCTGCTACAAAGCCTGTATTTGCTGCTGAAGAAACGCTACCGGGAGCAGATTTTAACTTTATTAAAATAGGATTAAGAGATGCCTTTATTTGAATACCGGCGAATACGCCAATTTCATCACATAAACTCCATAACCCGTCATTCTTCAATCCCGTTACAAATGTGTTGAAAGCATCGAGAGTTATACCATCATATGAACCACCAGCTATCTTGACAGCATTTAAGTACGTCTGTACATCAGTATCAACTGTATATGAAGTTATAGCACTTGAACCTATGCGTGATAAAAACATAATTATTATGCGCTCACATCACCAAACACTACCCAACCACCAATAGTACCAGTATAAAGTAGGGTTGCTGCGGAGTATTGCTTTGTTGTCTTATAGAATAAATTCGCTTGGTTTACACTAAACCCGTTACCAGATAAGGCAACACGTGCCGTACTCAATTGTATGACAGCTGTTTGGAAACCAACAGGGTACCCAGTGCTATTGACAAGTGCTGTTAAACCGGTAGTGGTATTTGTTGATGCAATCGTTCCGCCATTATCTGATAATTGAATCGTGTAAGATGTGCCGTTGAGTACATTTATATTTGTACCACCGAAAACATTTCCGTTAGCGTAGATATTATTATTTGAGCTAATAGCACCGTTAACTGTTAATGCTACTCCTGGAGTTGAAGTCCCGATACCAACGTTACCAGAGTAGGTACCATTGGAGTTAGTAACTCTCATTACTTCATTGCCGCCTGATGCTTTGACACCAGAGAGCGACCCACCTGTAAAGAATATTAAGTCTCCGTTAGTACCGGTATTACCAATGCCAAAATTCGCTGTAGTAGCAAATAGATAAGAGTCGTTAGGTCCAACTACGTTGAAGACAGGGCCATAAGAATTACCATTATATTTGCTGCTGTTAATACCAAGGTCAACGTAATTGACTCCTAAATCGTTATAGATAGATACGTCTGTACTAGCACTAACACCGGCAACGAGATTTTGGATTTGATTGAACACGGATCCAGATGCAGCCCCGGTAATAGTGAAGATTGTTTGATTGCCAGATATCGTTGGAGTTATTGCACTTATTGCCAACGAGCTTGTTACTGTGCTACTAACATTATAGTAAATTGTATTTGTCTGTGTAACAACAAGCGGTGCGTAAGAGGCCAGACTATTAAACCCAGAGTTACTACCTGTTAGGATATAAAAGTGTGTAGGGTTAGTTGAGGTATCATACACAATATCACCTGTTTGTATTGTATAGAGTAAATCAGCTCCATTTACTACCGCAGCAGGAATACCAGTAGGAGTTACGTAGAACTTGGCCCCAGTACTAATTCCACCGGCAGTGGAACCATCTCCAACAAATAAACGCTTTGAATCTGTTGTATAACCAATTTCTCCCTGGTCGAGGATTACAAGCTGACGACTGGCGTCTGAACCTCTGCGAACCTTAAGCTTAATAACTGATGCTGTAGCCATTAAGATTATTTATATTATAAGGCTAATAATCAATGTATTAAATAATAATATGTCAAGATTAAAAGTTCTCTCCAAACATCTCAAAGATGTATATCAAGGTAAAGCCCCTGCAGGTCAATTAAGAAGTAATCAGTGGCCGAAGGTAAGGAAGGAGCATCTTAAAGATCATCCAACGTGTGAAGTATGTGGATCGACAATTGACTTAGAAGTTCATCATATAGTTCCCTTTGCTAGAGATCCAGAAAAGGAGTTAGACCCTACAAATCTAATAACCTTATGTGAGAATAGTAACGATGGGGTTATATGTCACCTTCTTTTCGGTCACTTAGGTAACTATCAATACGTAAACCCTAGTGTTGTTGAAGACGCTAGGGTTTGGAACGAAAAGTTTAAGACTCGTGAAAAGTCTAGAAACAATTAAGATTTACTTATTTACGTACTTACCGAACTTTTCTTTAAGTTGGCCGACGTACTTAGCAACAAAGCCCTCAAGAGCCTTATTACCGCCTTCAAGGCCATGATTCTTAACAAGAACGGCAAGTTCTTCCATATCGAGAATAGCTGAGAAGGTTTCAGCTTCCTTGTTGGTGTCGTTCTTAAGGGTTGTTTCGATTACAATTTTCATATGATTAAATAATTTATGTGAAAGACTCATTATTGCAACCAAATATTCAGGATATTATTGAGTTCATAAAATCAAAACCTCCTCAATTCTTTCAGTTTAAAAAAATTCACGGTCGTACAACCGGTATCTTTAAAGGTGATCATATTGAATTTGATTATAGAAAGGATCTCGTTCAGACTATACTACATGAGTGTGTACATGCTATAAGACCGGAGTTATCAGAAACAAAAGTTATAGCTATGGAGAGAAAATTAATGAAAGTTTTAACAGGCTTAGAGGCAGCAGAGCTTCTTTGGATTATTTCTAAAAAAATAAAACATACAGAATTACATCAAAGTTATTTAAAGAGAGAATAGACTTGCCTATCTCTAATCCTTGTTTTAATATATCAAATATGCAAGAGAAGACACTCTTTGAATTCATTTACGGACCTAATAGACGGTATAAACTTCGATTAAATCAATCTCCAAAGCTTGATAAGAATCTTATTCCGTTTATCGTTCGTCCAAAGGAACCATATAGGAAGAAAAAGCTTCAACTAGGTAGATATATACTAGAGTTATTTGATACAAGTCTTCAATCTCAAACTATGTACTATGCTGTTGAAGCAATGAAGGAGCAGGATGCATTTATAAACGAGAGGAACACCCAACTTGATCCTAAGCCAAAGGTTATAATGTCTCTTGAAACTTATGATCAGATGCAAAACGATCCTGAAAAGGCTCGAGAGATATGTGATAGGATTTTCTCTAAAGTTGAAGACCCTGATAAGAAGGCTCTAAACGATCTAACAAATTTCCTTAAAAAGTGGTAAAAGTTCTTGCTTGCGTTCCTTCTGAGATTAAATTATTATATAGTTCTAACATTAGTAACCACCAATAAACTATAACATAAATGACAATCAAAGAATATCTAGAAGAGTTTTTTTCTAAGGATCAAAACCCCTTTAGTGACATCGAAGTCTATCACCTTTCCGTACAAGGTAAAGGTGAAGTAACCGTAGAGTATAATACTACATCCGATAAGGCTGACATCATTCATACTGATATTAAGCGTTATTCCAACTACTACACAGCAGAAAGCGGCAAGGAGATCAAGGATACTGTAGAGTATTGCTTCGGTCCTCTAGTATCTGATAAGCAGTGGAGTAAGGGTATTGGACGTGAGCCTGTCTCTATCGGCGATTTAGACTTTGAGGAGTTTTAATCCTCGTCGTTAAAGTGATTATGAATGGTTGCTATAGCTAATAAAATAGTAATAGCAACTATTATAGAGGTGTACGACTGTATTCCCATATGAAGATTTATTCTTTGTTATTAATTATTTCTAGTTTTTTTATATCTGGGTGCTTCACTGTACCTGGTAAAGATCGAATAGTTACAACACAATTTATCTTAATCGGTGATCCTAATCATGTTCAACCTTTGAGACCATTAAAGCATCCTATTGATCGGGTAGAATATATTCCTGCTGATCAATCTTTTAGATCAAAATTAAACTACATTAACCAATGTATGATAAACTATAGCTGGGGTAGAGGTTGGACGGATAGGCAATATTTTCAAAATTAAAGCTCAAAAAACATATATATTATAAATGACTAAAAAGAAACTTCGATCACTTCTCCTTGAACAGATTCAGCTTGTAATTGAGGAAAATAAAGATGAGATTTTAGATGCCCTTGCCATTGAGGCGACTGAGGTAGATGAAGATGGTGAATCTATTACCCCAGAGCTTGATGTACTCGAGGAAGCTTGGGAAGAACTCCTAGAGAGCTTATTTTAATCTTGCCGTTTCCTTATATTGCTTCTATACTCATAGTATAACAATATGAGTACAGGAACCAACCTATTCGAATACCTAAAAACCGATCTTAAGAAGATTCTTCTAGAGAATATTCTTTCAGTTACCTTTAAGAAGAAAGATGGTACAGAGCGTACAATGAGCTGTACGTTAAAGGCTGAGCATCTTCCTGTTGTTGAGAAGCACGAGGATGAGGAAGCAAAGAAGGATAAGAAGCAAAGCGATACAAATATTGCTGTCTGGGATCTTGATAAAAAGGCCTGGCGGTCATTTAGAATTGACTCTATTATCTCCCATTCAATTGCTAATTAACTCGTGGAAGATACCCCTCATTCAATAGCTCTTTGGTGTAATGACCAAGATAAAAGGATTAAAGAGCTTCAGAACATTTGTCTAGATAATCCTTTAGATAAAGAAGCAAAACAAATTCTAAAGAATCTTGTTGAGATTCAGAAGAAAGTATCTAAACTGTATAAAGATTGCGAAAGCCAACTATTCTTATGATCGACGAATACTACGAAGGTAAAGGCTGTAAATGCCATGCTCATGGTGAACACGAATGTGTTTGCGGGGTAGATTGGACAGATCCTGAAGTATATGAACTTCGTAAGTGGAAAGAAGCAGTTATTGAAGAACTAATAACTTGGCACATTTATAGTAAGGAGCATGAGAATAACCCTAAGAAAGCTTTGCATGATTTGGCTGTAGTAAACTCTGATGTAGCAATTTATTTTCATGAGCAAAAGAAGTGGTATAAGAAGCTAAAGAATAAAATTATTGAGATCTGGTACAGTACACCATTCCCTTATTGGCTTTATAAGATTGGAAAGATTCAGCCTCCTTTATAGTTGACACCTCCTCCTAAAGCATATAGAATAAGTATCAATAATGAAATTTGATGAGGCTATAGAATCATATTTGCCCAAGCA